AACCAATCGGCTTTTAGGCAGACTGTGCTGTCCGGGGTCTGTGCAAAGATGCCTAGTCGTAGTCAGGAGCATTATCTCCCTTTACCATCGGTTATCATCTTTACTACTCCCGCATCCCCTACTACCTTACGATAGTTAGCTTGATAGGCTATTTAAAGGGAACGCAGAATTAGTTAGTAGGCTTACCAACCTACTTTGCTGGGGCTAGGATTATGAAGTAATCGAACTTTATCTAGTATTACAATGCTTGTGTATCAAGTACAGCAATCCCCTTACGGGCATCGTATGCTTCAAAGCTCAACTAGATTTCGCTCCACACACAACGTTTTGTCAACAACCAGACTATTGAAATACTGTCTTAACCATAAAGGGATTCGGGCAGTATTTCTCAATTTGGGGGGCGTGCGGGACTCGAACCCGCTTCACCATCCTCTTAGCACCACACAATCACTATTAACCCATAGTGACCAACGGAATCGAACCGTTCTCAAGGTTGGCTTGACACCAAAGTACGCCCATATAATGTGGCGACCAAGATACATTATCACTCGGTCTGAATTTTTGTATCGAAATAGCTGCGTAGCAGCATTATTAAATTGTACTTAGCCATTTACGTATCCCTACCAAAGACTCTCGGTAGAAGGTACTAACACTGGCGAATGTTGGTCGCTTAGGTGCGAGTACATTTGGGCTATTAAGCAATATTGTAAGTAATATCGCTAATACTAAAATCACTGACCAAACAACCTGCATCACTAACCATGAAGGTAGTAGCATACTAATCTTAAACAGTTTATACATATAAAATCCTATTGAATGGTTTGATTACCTTTCATGGCTTTACTTACTTAATTCATTAAGCTTATTTTTCAGCTCTTGGATTTGCTCTTCAGCTTCCATAAGTTTTTGGTGAGGAGATTTACCTTCAATGTAAGCAACAGTAACTACAATAGATTTACTTGGTTCCGTATTATTTGAGAACGTACATTCAATGTAATTTTCAGCACCTATTTTTTCAATGTGGTCCAGAAAAGCTTCTGCTGTTTTTTGCATAATATCCATTAAAGTTCCTTTACCAAATGATTTACTATATATTGTCACCAGAACCACAATAATTAGTTGCCCTTACACAACGTATGCAGGGCTTATACGACCATTTTATAGTCTGGATTTAGACAACTCCGCAAGGCTCGGAGTAGCACCATAATGACTTATTGCGAGTCACTATTCAGGTGTAATTCAAGCTGCTCATTCAGATTACGAATCTGAATTTGTAGACGTTGAATTATTGGTTCAGGTTCAAGACCATCTAAGTATTGCTGCGCTGTTGTGTAATGATAATTTAAGCTGTGGTAACTAAAGCTCATTACATTACCGTAGTCAGTCATTACAGTAGCTTTCTCATTTTCATGATCAATTTTTGTAACAACTGCATTGGTGTAAAAAGGTAGATGCCCCCTAGAAAATAAAGGCAAACCTACTTTTATATTACTTTTTTCTAATACTGGGTTTTGCATAAATATCCTCTGGCACAGCGTAACCAGTGTATTTAATAAGACGAACACAAGCAGCTTCATCTTTTACCTTAACAAGATAGCTCTTGGTAGGACTTCTTTGTGCTTTGTGGGTAGCAACATTTAAACGTGCATCACGTAAAATCTTACAAAGAAATTTAAAAAATAACCAGTTAGTGAATTTTTTCAACATTAAGGTTTACTCTTAATTATAGGGGTTAAGTACTTAAACCATTGTAAGTACGTAATTAAGCAACCTTATCTAAGGCATGCTCTAATAAACTAATCTGTTCCTCTATGCGCTCGTATAGCGAGGGGTGTGGGTAGTTAACATTACTAGAATCTATCCATGCATCAGATGGCTCAAAGTGTTCTTTAACGCTTTCTAAAGACATTGAGATGCAGTTACCGAAGTCAGTAAGTATCACACATTCTGATTCGTCAACCTTAACAAGATAACCGTTACTGTACCGGTTTCCATCTTTGGTAGCTAAATAAGCTCCACGAATATAACTGTTTTTGTTTACCATAACGGTATCCTTAAAAATTAGTTCTCACACAGCCCAGCTAAAAGAACGGTTGTCACGTATTCCACCTAAAGGCTTTACGTGTGAGATGATTTATAGGGTGGTACACCAAAGCGCGTATCCAAATACTATTTGTGTTTGTTTTGGATTCAGCAGCTTAACTCGTTAGTTTTCTGTCTTACAAGAGTCCCTGTGCACAACCACAGTACACTCAAAGAACCTACTAACACTGTGCTTCTAGCAGTCAGACTCTGTTTAAAAAAAGTTTCTTGCGACGCTTAAATGCGCGCATTCTCTCATTTTTATCTTGATAGTCGCTCCATACCATTTTACGTAGGCCACGAATACCAAGAGGATTTTTAGGATTAATAGGAAGTTTTTCAAATTCTTTAACTGTTGTACTACAGTAAAAACTGAACAGCGGGTGCTTTCTAGCTTTTCTAGCAGTCTCCCACTTTTCAAGTACAACTTCGATAGGAATACCTGTGCGTGCATGAATGTGTTTGGCTCGGTTTATAACCTTAACAAACAAATGCTTCAGCTCTGGTTTCTTATAGTGAGTGTACGTGTTCGGGTATCTTTGAGAGCGCTTATTTTGTTCAGCGGCTATTGCATCAAAGGCAGCTTTGATAGAAATGTAACCTTCAGAAGAAGATACAGTTTTCCAATCTATTTTCATGGTGTACCTCCTACTGTAAATGAGTTGCTTCTTGATCGGATTTGCACCGACACGGGAAAGGCTGATAAGGCTTTTATTACGTAATTCATTACCTGTCCTTAACACTGACACGGATTAGAGTCCGCCGCTCTACTGCTGAGCTTCAAGAAGCATAGTTGTGGGTCTTTCACCCACTGCTCTAAATATTTCGCCTAAGATTTATTTAAAGTTATGATGCAATATGCATCGCTGTACATTGTCCTACGTTAAGTTCGTTAAACTATCAAAGACCGTTTCTTTGTGAGGTGTAGAACAATGCACAGGGTTACATACTAAAAAGCCCTGTAAAAAACAGGGCTGAGTATTAAATTGAATAACACCATAATTCCACATAAAGTTAAATTAGGGTTTATGGCACAAAATGTACCGGTGTTAGCTGCGATTGTTTAGCGCGGGTGAATTTAAAAGAACAGCTTGCAAGCGTATTCACAGCTAACCCATTACATTCCAGGTAAAAAAGTCGGTAAGGAAAATATGACAAAAACCTTACCGACTGAAAATAACCACCATAGATTATTATAAGTAAATTACTGCTCTTGGTTTACCAAACCTCAACACAACTAGTTTAGGGACATTTGTATATGGGTCCATTCTGACACTAAGTGTACTTAATTGGTTCAGCGTAAGCGCTATGTTTGCGAAGACATAATAATAATAATTAAGATTATTTGCCTACGCCGAACCACCCACATTAAATGTAGGTATCTGGGTTTAACCCAAATTCTTTACCGATGGTACGTAGCATAGCTAATTCAGCTTCATCTATGTTGCCATCTGCATCTGCAATTTCAATTGCGATAACAAAAGCTTCAATCTTTTGTTCTTCATTCGCAGCAACTTCACGAAGTTCTTTAAGCAATTTAACCTTTGCAAGTCGCGCACCTGACTCATACATTTTACAGTATAGGTCGATTGTCTTACCTACTTCACTACCGAAGTGTTTAAGATTTTCGTTCGACTCAACAATGTTATGTAACTTAAGAAGTTCATCGTCTGAACAATCACCATCAGAGTAGGCAACAAGAACCGCACCAGCTACGATAGCTTCCATAAGATTTTTGTTTTCAACCTTATGTACTTTGATACCCAAGGCTTTTAATTTGCCTTCTAAAAGTTTTTTGATTCCGAACATTTAAGTTCTCCTAATTAATTCTGAAATTACGCTCAGGTATCCAACTATCTTTATGTTTCACAAGACAGCCACCACGTAACGTGTACTTTGATTCAATGGTACTATCGACCCAGCGGGTGTGACACGCGTAGCGTGCAGCGCTGTAATCAATTAACTTAATCAAACCTACTACCATTAACATTAATAGTACTAAAGCAATGACAGGATGCTTAGTGACAAAGCCAGCAATCTTTTTGACTTTGCTTGGGGGATTATGTTTATTCATACATCACCGTAAATTTGTTGCTAGGTTATCTTACAAACAGGAGAGCCTAGCTTCACTGAACAGCCTTTTTACAGGGGATTGGTTTTACTTGCTTGGAGCAGACACGCTGATGTTAGTACCAGCTTTAGCAATATCAACACGGGCAGTACGCTCTTCATTAAGCATTTGCTTAAGCTCTGCATTGTTTGCGCGCGCATCAGTAAGCTGAGTTGTAAGCATAGTGATTGTCGCTGTGTCGTTAGCAACATCAACTTCATGCTTAGATTTAGCAGCCGAAAGTGTGTAAGCAAGTTCTTTAGCAGCACTGCTTTTCGCTGCCGCTACAGCAGTTTCAATTGCTTCTTCATTACCTTGTTCAGCAAGAGCTAAATCATGACGTAATTGGTTTAAGTCATCAGTTTTGATAGAAGCGCAACCACGATCATTTAAGATGCTGATTACTACACGGTCTTCATCTTCAAGAATACGAAGTTTAAGTTCAGCATTAGCTTTACGCTGTGCATCACTGATTTCTTGCTCAATCGCAGAAAGTTCTTGTTGCTTGAACTCAATATCTTCAGCAAGAATATGAACAGTTTCAGAAAAACCACCTAAGCTAGCTAGCTGCTTTTGTAGTTCTAATGATACTTTACTAAGTGCGCCTGTTGCTTTTGTTACAGCAGTGATTGTTTTTTTAACTTCTGACATTTAAGTGTTCCTGTATTTACAGATTGATTGAAATTTTTGGGAGCAGAGCTGCGTAGCAGCCCTAACTAAATTTGGTAGTAAATTCTTGAATCATGACTTTAGTCTGTTCATCAGAACCAAGCATAACTTCTACTTCTAAATCAGCCATGTCTTTAGCCATAACTGCTAACTCATCAATGCTATTTTGGTAACGCATATAATGTTCTTGACCCACCATACGCACCTTATGGTCCCGACTACGGTAGTCAGGTTTCGCTAGTCCTTGTTCCTTAGCCTTCTTTTCAAATAAAGGGGTTAGGTCGAATACATCATTAAAAGTAACTGATGTACTAGCGTCAACATCAAGACCTTCATTAATAGGTAGTGTCTTTAACAATTCACGGTCTTCAGACAGTAACTGCTGTATTGATACACGTATAGAGTTATACTCAATTGCAGCTCGTTCATCAGCCTTATATAGCTTATCAAAGTACGCTACTGCGATTTCTCTCGCTTTTCTAATCACAAAATTCTTTTGTTGTTGGTTCATGTTATTTATCCAAAAAGTTTTTAAGTAAGGAATTAAACGCATCTGAGCATGGTGGGCACAGTTCCAAATCAGTATGGTCAACAACACGATGTGCTGTGCCGTTACTGATAGGTACATGTGCTGTGCGTTGAATATGTTCACTTAAAGAAAGTGCACCGCATCGGTCACACAGACATGCATCTACTTTCATGCTTGATCCATCTTAATAATTGCCTTATCACATAAGGCTATGATTTCTAGTTCCGTGGAAAAGTTAGGTATTGCTATTTTATTAGCCCAATTTGGGTAAAATATTTCTAAGTCACCCCCTAACTTAACCGTGGGATGTTTTATTTCTTCAAGCTCTTGCCACTGCATACATGGTATTAAGTTATCGTTAAACCATTTCACTACTTCTATGTCGTCACGGATCACAAAGTATTGAGCATCGTGAATGGGTGCCGAAGGCAGAATATCCAATGAATAATCTGATAAGAAAGTTATGGTTTGAAACTCTATTGCAGCACGGTTATTCAACATACCGTAGCTTTGCCCTAAAGCATTACCAGCAGTACGTGATTCACTTCTGGCTTCATAAGGTACAGTGTAATCGTCCGACCACATCGTTTTAGTTAGAATAGGGGTACGTAAACGTAAGCCGAAGGCGACAGTGACGTACCCATCTTTACTAGCTTGCAGAATTTTAGCCTTAACCCAATTGTCCGACTCAACGTATAAATTGTGATAATTCTCTTCTGTCTGTTTAGCTAGCTCTTTACTCAAACCAACGTTGCTATGTAAACCCATCCAAGTACCACCATAGGTGAGTAGGAATGTTGGTGGTTTACTGTCTTGCCTAACATCTTCATGTAGTTCAGCTATGCTATTAATTATCTCAACTTGTAAAGGTTGGTTATCAATAGCTAAGTTCATCTGTTCTACAATGTCAGGCATACGGTCAGGGAAGTAAGCGTACGCCCTTAAACAGTGACCATCATAACCATCGGTATACACCTTAAGCTTTTCTGGGTCACGTGTAGTAAGTGCGCTGATTCTATCTTCAAGAGAAGCAAAATCTACTCCTACAAATAACCAACCAGGAGGTGCTTTAAAACAACGTTTAATGTGCTTGGCGTACGGTGTGCCACTACTAGGAATATTTTGTAAGTTAGGTGCGCTTGAACTCAAACGACCGCTTACAGTACCGCCTAGGTTGAATGAACCATGTAACCAATAAATACCATCTTCTTTAAGTACACTATTTTCAATAAAGGATTTAATGAAGTTATTTAAGATTATTGATACATCAGCAAATTCTATAAATGCTTTCATTAAATCTTTGGCTTCATCATCAAGCTTAACCGTATTAATAATACGCTTTAGTGATTTAGCACCTACAGATGGTTTACCGCTAGGGGTCTTATCCGTGAACGGTATAGCCAAGAAGTTATGCAGTAAATCCGCTTTCTGTGGATCAGAGTTTGGATTGAATTTCATATCAAGGAAATCCGCTGCTGTACGTACATCACGCTTGAGTGAAAGGTTCTTCTCAATAAGCGCTGTGTTACGCGCTATACGCATGTACTCCTTACAATGAGGATTGTTATTGATACGTAGAGATATGGCATCAGAGATGATTGTAAGCTCTCGCTTGGTATTCAAAACCTCTTCCATATCTAGTGGCATACCAACCAATTCAGATTGTAGTAGTACAGCTACACTTGGTCTGAATATGGTTTCATAAACACTGAGCTGTTCATCAGCTACCATTTCAGGGTAATGCTTCAAACGGGCATAGCGAGTAGACAGACAATCTATCAAGTTATACTTCATTAAGTTTGGTAACTTAATTTTAGTAATGTCTGTGATGTCTGCTTCTGCATAGTTACCGGCAAACTCTTGAGCCACGTCTTTTAAACTAAGCTTATTGCCTGCACATGAATTTGTAGCCAGATAACGAATAAGTTTAGTGTCGTGGAAATTTTTGGTAAGTATTTTTATGCCGTGAATCATACCTGCGTAGTCTTGGAAACCATCCATGAATAACTCATAAATGAGTACTTTAATATCATAGTTACCATTATGGTAAGTTATGGTTCCTTCGTACGTTAGTAAGAACTCAAGCAATGCTTTCTTGAACTCAGGGTTATGTATTTGCTCACCATACACAGTAGCTTTAGCACTACCCTTACCTACCTCAAAAGTTTTCTTGAGTGGTACGTAATCAGATTGGAATACAATACCTGAACCTTCGCCGTAGCTAAATCCAATAGTTGCTATGCCAGCCAACCAGAATTTTAAACTAAAAGCTTCAATATCAAGCTCTAACTCAGGTTGCTTTAGTAAGAAATCAAAATGCTTTTTAGGGCATTCATGTTTCATTACATAAGTAGCATCTGATATTACATTATGCCCTGGCTCTTGGTATGAACCATTAATGTGATCAAATAAAGCATTGATACCTTGGTGTAACTTTTCAGAGTTTTTTGCATCAAAGTAGAAGGTCTTATAATTAACACCTAAAATAACATTTAAGTGAGTAAAACCTTCATAAGCACAAGGCAGTACATACCCTGAGTTTGCATCAGATTTTTTCTGCTTAGTAAGCTCCTTGAAATAAGCACCATCATTAACAATCAAATACTGTGCACCGTAGGCAACAAGGTTAGGTAACAATGCGCCTAAGTGTTCACGTATCTGTTTGATGGTAGCTTTACCATTGGGATAGGTTAGAGGGTATGCAGCAACTTCATTACTCAATACCCCCCTTTCCATTAATGGTTCGAAGTAGTATTTCTTTAAGCTAGCCAGTTGCATAGTATTATCTTTACAGAGAATAGCTATTGGTGCACCCGACTCGTTTAAAGGAGTTATTGTTACTGGATTTAAACTCATGTTTACAGCCCCATTGCATCCCAAATTGCTTGCTCATTTAAGAATGCATAACTAAGTGCGTTATTCTTCTTAAAATTAAGAACCATGGTTTCAGACAGTAAAGGGTAGTCTTCGTCATCACAAAAATAATTCTTGGTATCTTCCAAAGCAAACCAATACTTCTGAGGTAGTAGCTGACGTATATCAGCTATAGACTTACAGGCATTAACTATCTTACGCATGAATGAGTAATACTTTTTACGGTTACTATCGAATGCTTCTAGTTCCGTAATGATCTCATCCATTTGATCAACTAAATGTAATGGCAAAGGTGCAATATTACTATCAGGTTGATACAGCTTTTGAATATCAAAAACCATCTCAGGATAGAAAATTTTCTTTTTGTACATAATGTACGTAGTGCCTGTGGTTAATGAAGCTTCTTGAAGAATCTCCCCTAGGGCTTCCGTATAAGGTTCGGCTCCTTTAATGAAATGATGTGCAGTTAGTATTTCTACTAACTTACTTTTAAATTCTACGTGCATTATCAGTACCTCCATATTTTCTAGGCAAACTACCATATAGGTAGAGTTTATTACGAGGTCGCGAGAATGCGACACCCAATAATCTTTTAACTTCTTCAGGATTAGGGTTACAGCCTATATCATCTAAATCAACAATAGTAATATCATTGGTTTTGCCTTGGACTTTATGTACGGTACTTGCATACAGAGGTCGTAAGTCATGGAAATTCTTTTTGTAACGAAAGTAGTCAGTCCAATTTTTAGCTATGTAAGCTTGGTTGATCATACGATTAACTAACGCCATATCGTAAGGTACGAATATTAGATTTTGCCTGTCATCGTATACTTCGTAACCATCAACACCATCTATCGTGGTTTGCTCTCCGTGGGCTGTAATATTAATTTTGGCATCTGTAGCATATAGGTTAAATGAACCACACGGACTAGGTATAGGTTTATTGGTGACTACAACTTCACCAGGCAAGTACTCTACATAATCGTAAATCTCATCTCTTACGTATTCATTGTAAGCATTTACCATATGGTTAGTCCAAGCTAGAATTTTGGCATCATGGGTTTCATCAACAAAGTGTTTTTTTATTAATTCACGAAACTTATCGTCATCAATAAATTCTACCCAGCCGGGGTACTCTTGCAAATGAGGGAAGTAATCTTCACCTACAGAGTCTCTAAAGCGGTCGCCTATAATACCTATTGGATTATCGTTACGTTCATTGATAGATAAGTACGCGGTGTAGTCAACGCATTCATGCACAGCACATGTACTTGTAGAACCATCTTTCTTATTAACTGCTGTGAGTTGCTTATGATCATAAACGTATAATATTTTACAATCATGTAATGTTTGTCTGGTGATATTCAGCAGAGCTAAATTAACCCAACCAGCTTCATCTACAATAACTAAAGTACCGTACTTGTAAGCGTAATGCTGGGTCTTAATTAAGTCTTGTTCACCAGTTTCATAGTTATCTATTAAACGTAAACCAAGTAAACTATGTATGGTGGAAGCACGTTCGCCACATGACTCACCTATAAGGTTAGCAGACTCATTTGATGTAGCGGTTAGCGCTAAGTTTAATTGGTTGTTCTCATCGAGTAGATGATTCATTATTTTGGTTTGACTACGTAGCTCTAAAATCAATTGATTAACTAACCAAGACTTTCCTCGCCCAGGTGGTCCTACTAAACCCATTTCGTTTATGTCTTCTGATTGCATAAACTTATGGAACATTTCCCTAGCCTTTTGCTGGTCAGCGTTGAAGACAACAGGTGCACTTGCCATATCTGTATTCCTAATTAAAAAAGACCCCATATAGAGGTCTTATTGTGGAGGGTACAAAGCCGCGCAGCGGTTATTCCGTAGTTGAATGTAATGCTCTGTCATGACCTTTAATCAATTGACGGTTTTGTATCCATTGATTAAAGTTACCAGAGCCAAAGGTGTAATCACGGCACATGTGCGTAACGCCTTGAGGCCACTCACAAGTAGTGTTGAACTCAAATTCGCCAATAGGTGATGCTTGATGCTCACTTGGGCTTGCATGAATTTTCTTACCACCAAACAGTTTATCTTGCATATCTTCTGCTTTTTCTAAAGAAGCATCAGATTTACGGTAACTTGTTTGGGCGCACACAGACATTGAAATGTTCTTGGCTTCACCAAGAGATAACACTTCACCTGTTTCAGCACAGCAATAAATCATTTCACCTTGTTCATCACGACCACGGTCAACGAAAGGTACGTGCCACTCACCTGCACTAAGAACCATAGGTTCAGCAGCATCACGTACTTGTTTCATAAGTACAGCGAGTGCTTCAATTTCAGGTTGAGCTGCAGCATCAATACGTAACCAATCCCAATTTTCCCACTCAGTGCTTGTAAGCACAATGCGGATATTTTGGAATGGTTCAAGATAACGACCAGCGTTTTGCTTATGGATACCAAGAGCGTCTAAGGTACGTGCTGTAAGGATAGCTTGTTCGCGAGCCAATGCATGAACCAAGTCAGCCATATCAAGTAACTTAGAATCACCTTGAAGGTCAAGACCTTGCATACCTGATTGCTTACCTGTCCAAATTACTTTAGATGGGTTATCACGAACTTGATCAATAGCTGCACCAATTGGTACTGCGCGTGAACTACTACCATTTTTACTAAAGACACCATGTGTCAGTAGTTGTGCATGTATTTGACGAGGGTACTCAAGAGCTAAAGTGAAGATTTCTTTACCAGTTACAGCACATTTACTAGCTTGAATCATCTCTACACGAATAGTCATTATTCGGCACTCTCCGCAGCAAGCTCACGACCTAACTGAAGTACGCGCATACCAAGACCAGGGTCACGACACATAACGTCATTAACTAGCTCTATGGTTTTTTCAGCAGCCAGAAATGTAGGCTTATCATAGTCGTTTACTTGAACACCTAAAATGCGGTAGAACTCTTCACGCTTGGTTTCTACAATTTCAACAGCGCAGTCTGAAACTACAACTCCGTCAGGTACAAGACGTACTGTGTTTACATCAATTGCTTGATCACATGGTTCTTTTGAAAGAACAAGTAAATTGTTTGGTGTAAATGCTACTACAAAATAGTCAGCATCTAAGACATCTTCACTAAGCCCACTACCCATTTTTGTAAGTACTACTTTAGTGCTTATTTTAAATTTTACTTTTTGACCAATTTTCATAGTAATTCCTATTTAAAGGTCATCCCATTTACGAGATGATTTGGTTAATTTTAGAATACGGTTTAAAGGTATTCTTAGAGATACAGAATCAATGTGCACTGTATAGCGACCATTAACGCCTTTGACCGGCGCGGCTAATACAATACCTGTTACTGTTTTGTCTGAAGCATTACTAAACAGAGCTTCACATAGAAACTCTGCGTCATATATTTTATTAAAGTCTACAATATTCATTTACTACTCATGTACTTTGTTAGGGGATTACCCTACAAATCATGTGTAGAGTAATGTATTAGTTTACCGAAATTAACTGTTTGATACGGTGCATTGATGCAGACCCATACTATAGGATAATCAGGTGGTATTTCTATAGGGCAGCAATCTAAATCACTAAACACTACTAATACCGTGGGATTTCTATCTTTAAAAAATTCGATTACAGGGTGTAAGTCAGTACCACCCCAACCATCAAAGGTTAAATCACGCATTTCTTCGAATTGATCCAATTCGTATACATTATTAATCTGCGTGGTGAAATCAACTATAGTTGTCTTAGTTGGTTCCATTATTTCACGACAGTTTTGTATGGCTGCTCTGAATGAATTAAATTCTGTGTTACTTACTGAACCACTAGAGTCCAAAGCAAACGCAATCTCATCCATATTATTACCACCCATACCAGGTAATATAAATTTAGGAAAGTAAGAGCGATTAAATCTTTCCCAAGTGTAATCTTTAGCAGCAAGCTCTTGAGCAAACTCAGCTAGCGCTTGATCCCATTGTATCTTAGGATGTGCTAGCTCTTCGATGTAACGTTCTGCAACTGCTGGTACTGTGCCGCCACCCATTTTTGTAATGGTAACTGCTTGTGAGATAATCATGTCTATCTGAGTCTTTATCTGAGTCTCTGTACCTGATGCCGGTGGCAATATGTCCAAAGTAATCTCAGGGAAATCAGCTTCGTCTTTTAAGAGATCATCATAGATAGCTAGTAACTCCCAGCCATCATACTTATGATCCATAAGTTTAGGGTCAGGTAATTCAATACCTGCATCGTCTAACTCATTATTAATTAGATAATCACAAGCATAGTTGAATATTTTATCATTCAAATCAAGACCACGGGTGCAATGTTCTTGAAGTACATGGTTCACTTCATGAGCTATTACACCAATGGCTTCTGGTAGGGTTATACCTGCGAACCACTCTTTGTTTAAATAAAGATTAGGACCATCTGTAGCAGCACGGGAAACATGAGGAACATCAAAGATATGATTCATGCCAAGTAGCAGTGCTGAATAAAACATTGTTCTTTTATCCATACCAAGATTTAACTTAGCTGAACCAAACATTCTATCGAAATCACTCATATATTACCTACCTAGATAACGTCAAAATTAATAGCAGATTGTGATACTAGCTTTTGTATTTGTGGATGATTCTTAAGAGTACGGTCTTTACGCAAAGCATTACGTGCAAAGTTCATTGCGTACTCTGAAGGGTAACGATTTATGTAAGTCATGAACTGGCTAAAGTTATTTTTATCCATGAAGCCAACTAGCTTACCAACCATTGCATATTTAGATGATGGTTCATTAGGTATATCAGCACTTGTTGGACTTTTAATAACATCATCAATAGACGGTAAATGAGCAAAGACATTCACATAATTGTAAAGCTCTGTAGCTGCAGCGTCACCAATAGCACCGGCAAGGATAGGGAATACTTCTGAATCCCATACATCAATTGGACCAGCAACATCACTCAGGATTTCGTATGTACGCTCACAAGCAAATGTAATAACACCACTCACTGTCGCTGGGTCAAAGTTATTTAATAGCTCTGGGCGCTCACGTAAGAATGAAACTATGCGGTAATCAATACCAGCAGGGATTGCCCAATTGATCCAACCAACAACATGACTTGCCATACCGAAATGTACTAAACGAGACTTCATTGGAGCAGTAACACGATGTGCTGCACCACCATGGTTTACGCCATTACCACAAGCCATCATTAACACATTGTCATGTATTTTATGATCACCAACAAAGCGGTCTAAGATTATCTTATACGCTGCTGATTGCATGGTAGGAGTACAGTCAGGTAATTCATCAAAGTTGACTAACCAACCATCGTAACCTTTAGGGATTGCATCACGACCAGCAATAGGAATGATACCCATAGGCACGAATGTAGAACGATTAGCTAATTCATCAACAGAAGGAAAACCATTTAACGAAACTGTGTCGTAAGTGGTTAAACGAATGTCGATAGGGAATAAATTGTAAAGCTTTGCAAGATATTGAAATACTGCGCTCTTACCTACACCTGGTTTAGAGGTGATCATTGGTACACGACGACCTTCAATAACTGCGCCGACTACTTTGGTTAATTGTGTAAATGTTAAATCCATTACTTAGTTCCTAATAGTAATTCATTGTTGCCAGTGGCTGATTGGATGATGCTTTGAATAGTGTCAAGAGCTTCTGTGTTACCAGCATCTTGAAGTTCTTTAACGAGTAGTTGCGCTTCAAGTTTCTCAAGGTGAGTATCAATATTAGATACTTTAGTTGTGATGGTTTCGCGCTTGTAAATAAGTTCTTTACAGATTTTTGAGTACTCAATAATGCTAGCAATTACCGCACCATATGAAGAAGGGATTGCTACTTCCAACTCAAAAGAACTAAAACAATCTTCTACATAATCGTTACCAAGTTGTCGCTCTTCCAGTTCAGCAGCTACAATAATACGTTCTTCATAAGTGTACGTGTATACGTAACAAGCACCCGTACCTTCCACTAACACAAACTCTTTAATCAAATTTGTATAGCTAGAATCGTTTATCGTACGCACAAGGTTGGTTGGTAAACCTGTTCTTGGTGTAGGAAACTCGAACATGTCTGTATTTTTTAACAGAGAACAATCAAGTAATTTATTTAGTAAATTACGCAGACGAGTCATTTCAGACGTATCACATACCAGTAACTTTGCACGGTCAGTAATGTACTTATCAAGTGTATTACTAAATTGCTGCAAGTCTTCGTAGTTATGAGCTTCTAAGCAAGCACTGAGCTTTGCCATTGCCTCATTCTGAGAAGTGTAAGTAGCCATAGTGTCTTTATGGTACTGCTCAAGAATTACCTGTTTGCTTATTTTAAGCGACTTAGAGGTTAAATCTTGGCTTTGTTCTACTTTAGAAATTGGAGTGTTTTTCATTTTGTATCCAAATTAATTTGTTTGACCATCGCCTTAGACATAGATATTGCTTGAGTGCATTGGCTCTCATTAAACATACCTATGTGGCAACAGTGCTTTTTAATACCCATCCGTTTAGCAAGCCAATTGTAGGCTTCTGTACGGTGCATATAGCCGCTTTTCCACAGCGGATCAAACGCAGCATGCGTTTTCATTTTAAGTGTTCTGAGCTTCTTATCAGCCAGTCTACCTAGTGGAGTACCACTATTTTTGTGAGTACCTACATAAGCATCACAAGGGAAACAGGCGTAGATAACCAAGTGAGATAGTTTTGGTAACTTAGGGTAAATAACTTTACCTGAAGTTACCTCAGCTAATTCACCACAGTAATCACATATCACTTGGTGGGTTACTGTAGTCTCTTGATTCATCTAATTGCCCTGTAGAGCGTAAAGCTCCGAAGTTATACAAAAGGTCACGTATGTACGCATCATCGTTGATAGCCGCTACGTTGTTCTTAGGTGCACCAATCCAAGCCATATTAACTCTATGGTTTGCTGGTATCTGCGTGAAGAAATATTTGTAGTGTATCTTGCCTAATGCTTCTGCTATTTCTGATTGAAGCACATGGGTCTTAAATGCGTACCCTGTATGCTTTATGTAAGTCTCCTTGTTGTTGTCACGACCTACGGCAACTAATTCAATGTCCCACAACAAGCGGTATTTAGTTACTAGGTGTACTAACTCAGGAGTGCCATTTATTCTTTGCTTGGTTTTGATATTAAAAAAGAAGGTCTGCTTATTGATTACATCATCAATATTATGGATATACAGACAGCCTATATTACGTAACTTCTGTTGAGCTACTATGGCTTTCTTTTCAGGGGTGAGCTTATCAAAACGAACTTGCCATTCAGTACTAGCGCTAGCCATTCTGTACTCTCTTTTTAGTGATAATTTTTGCGCATGTAAGCCATGAATAAGACGAGCGGTAATAAAGCTTCTCAGCTTCAAACAGCTCGTCTTGGTTACAGCCATACTTTACAATAGCCAAGTCTTTATCAGCTTGGTTTATTTCCAACGGACAACACAAATTAAATACCTTTTGGTGCTACTACTAACTCTTTTTTAATAAAGTAAGCTAGTTGAACTAAATCAAATGGTTCAAGTAAAGCGCTGTTTAAGTTATCCAAATTAACTGCATAAACTAAATCTTCGTGACGACCTACGCCATGACCCTCAGTAATAATCCAAGCTTGCTCGTTAAAGATAACAACCTCACCTGCGTCTACTGCATCTACACGAACTTTGTTTGGTACTTTTTGTATAGTTACTGACATAAAATTACCTTAATTATTCACTACCTAAATAAAGGCGATTAATTTGACTCATATAATTAAACTCAAAAACTTCTTTATTTTGAGTACGCATGTACTGATACCATTGGTTTTTAGGTGGTACAGCATTATGGTTTAATACGTAATGCGCTCTCTTTTTAAGAGATTCAAATGTATCTGACCAGAAATCACCAAACAAGAAAGTCCACTCTAAGCCAAATTGTTCATGACCTATAAGGGCGGCAGAGTACTCAGCATGCCTAAACAAAATTAGTGGATACCATGCAACGTCTTCACGATATTGCTCAGGATATTCATCTTGATAAGCTAACCAACCGGCAGCACAATAAGACGTACCGCAATTATGAGCGCGTCTTTTAGTAACGTCATCGTCTTGGCTAGATGAGTAAGTACCCATATCAAGTATGAAGGTTTCTGGGAAATTAAGTATGCGCTGTGCTGTTTCTTGAAATTTAGATAATGCAACCATTGTTAGGTATTCCATTTATTAAGAAATGATTGCTCATTTAAGTTATCGAACTTATACCAATCATCAGTATCAGGTATGTCATCATGTTCAAGTACGTATGCCGCTCGCTTCTTTAATAAAACTAAGTCGTCTGTCCAATTTTCAGAAAATAGAAATTGCCAGTTGTTTGAAAAATCAAAAGCATTTTGTGGATCACCGATTAAGTCCTCAGAGTACGCAGCGTATTTGAACTCAGTACAAGCCGTGCGGTACTCTTTAGGGTAACTATCTAAATGAGCTAAAAACCCTACAGCACAAAATGTAGTACCACAAACATGCTTGTTATCTACCAGTTGACTTACAGGCTTTGATGCATAAGATGCCATGTGCAAATTTAGGTCTTCAGGAAAATCTAATATACGCTTAGCGGTTGCTTGTAATTTAGTTAATGTATCCATTATGTATCTACTTATATTTGAGATTACAGGGGAATAAGAGCGTACGGAGTACGCCCCTAGTAAAAGTACTTTGATTACTTAGACTCTTCAGTAGCCTTGATTAAGTCGTCGATTTTAGTATCGCTAACTTTATCGAGAATACCATCCATAAGAGTATCAATATCAATCATGTTTACTACGTCAAGCATTGCTGCCTGTACCATTGCATCAGCAACCGTAGCTGCTTTAAGATTGGTACTTGCAAACTGGTGTACTGCTACCTGAGCCAAGTTAGCTACAACTAGTGCGCCTAATGGAGTGTCAGCATAACCGCGAGCCATCATTGGTAGCTTACCTTTGATTGCACGAACTGCTGTACGATTTGCTGCTTTACCTACCGCAACTTTAAGGGCAAGGATGCCGCCTGCTTTGTTTGATTCAAGTGTTGCTGCTGCTGTTTGCTTAAGTGATGTAGTCATTTTATTTCCTGTTAATTTTACTGGTGTAGTAGTAGTAGACGGTAAAGGTTCTGGGGGTAGAGTAGGTGCTGCTATGGTGTCTGATTCTACCAAACCATTTGCATGTAAATAGTGAAGGTCACTATCACGTAAATAGATTGTTTTGTAACTTGATTTTGGGTCATTACTTACAAGATTCTTCAAATGCATTGGTCCATCTAAAACTGCCCATGGACTCTTACGTACATCTAGCCAAGCGCCTGTAGATTTAAGCAACTCTTTAGTGTAAACATCTGAAGCGTCTATCTTAAACTCTAAACCTGTTATAGAGTTTAAGGTAGTATCACACCAAAAACTAGTGAGATTCTGTCGGCGAATTACTACATCAACAGCTAATACCATTTGCTCTGAATCTTTAAAGAAATAGTCTGCATGTATAGACATTATTTTCCTTAGTCTTTTGATTTATAAAAATCCACATATCCACGGATTATTGACATAACCACTGAGGGGAATGTGGCGCTCAATCGAGTAACAAAAGCTTCTCGAAAATCTGTTTCATCATCATCTGCTGTCGCTACCTGATCATGCGCGGTCTGAACAGTTGCCATGATACTAATAAACGCTGGATTATCTAAATCAACACCAGGGAAGCTAGCGAATACTGCTCTTTGTACTACCCCTACATTGATACTTCTTTTCTCTATAGCAGGAGTGCAGAGTTTGTTTTCAATAATAGAGCCTACAGCACAACGTAAGCCTTCAGGAGTGCGGTATACACAATCACCTACAACAGTAGAGAAAGCTGGTTTACCTTGCTTTATAGTGCGGCGTATGGCTTCCAACACAACAGCTAGTTGTGCATCAGTCAATTCACTAAAATTTACATTATTCATTACACGGAGTCCTTATAAACATCAATTGTAAGTACATCACCGTCTTCAATGTAGTTACCTTCGTAGTACACTCCATGGTCTAAAAGAGTGTATGTACGGGTATCTTTTTGAGGACAACGCCCTAAGTAAATTTCTGTGAAAATACCTGAAGCATCTTCTTTAATTGATTCGGCACAATCTTCAACTACTTGTGATTGCTCATAATCAGACAACTCATCAAAGTGAGTTATGTTTTGGTTAAGTACTTCAAGTAAACATACATCAGTACTAACAACACGATGCTCGCCTAGTAAATGCAGGTCTGAAGCAAGCATTTCTACTAACACTTTTTTAGTCATTTTGGTTCTCCAATATTTGCGTGATTTCAAAAGCTAAATCTTCGCTGCAAGCTCTGCAAGTGCGCCACGTAACTCAGCAACTAAGGCAGAGTACTTTTGTTTGAAATCTACTGTAGGTGCTGGTGGCTCATGAAACGTTACCGGCATGCCAAATTTTTGCATCCCTTCAGTGACTTTATCTACGTAAGTAGTGTCGCCTTGGAGGTCACGTTCTTTTAAATCAAGTCCGACGTCTGACTCTTCAACAATGATTGAAAATTTTAGTGGACCAACTGACAAATGAAGCTCTTCTTGATTTGATAGGTTCATCAAATCCATAAGGACTGTAACAGCGAGTGCCTTAGCTTCATCAGTGTTTTTGCACAGTTGGTTTATCTGCTTACCAGCTAACTGTGCTAAGTGGTTTTGTACTCTCATTACAAACCACCCTTAGAATTAATGACAAGTGCGCCATGTAATTCATCAATCAAAGCATTATACTTTTGTTTGTATTCTAAGCTTTTCATCTTTACTCACCTCTTGAGGGTCTTCTATTTCTACGAAAATTACAGAACGATTACCATAAATTTTGGTTGTCAGCATCACGTAAGTATGTTCCTTATCGTGATAGTAATTTTCATTAATGAACTTGAATATTTCAGTCCAAGCTTCATTACTCTCAGCGATACGCTTTTGGTTTGCTTTTTCTACTGTGTTACCAAAAATTGGGAGGACAAACTTGATTGGGTCGCGAGTACGAAAAGCAACACTAGCTGCAACTAAAGCACCAGTTAAAGGTATTGCAAGCCCAGGAATTAATTTTTGCCTGTGTACCGCTATCATTACAAACCATCCTTAAAATTAAGGGCAAGTTCACGTAATTCAGCAGCTGTGATTTCACGCAACGTTTTACTAGTTTGAGGTTTTACTATCTCAAAGAGAATTTCAGATTTTTCTTCATAGCTGATAATTTCTTCGATTTTTTCTTTAACTGTGCCTGTTGAAATAACTTGAGCTTCAGAGACCATCTCGTCTGCACGATAAGAGTTCTCTGCAAGCCATTGAGTATATGAAATTTGGCTCATATTTATTCCTATGGTGAATAAAAAATTGGGAATAGAGCGCGGAACCGCGCCCTACTATTATTACTTAATCGCAACCACCTCCTGAAAATCCACCACCAGAACAACTACTACTACTGCTGTCACTAGACGAACTGTAACTACCGCTATCAGAGATACCAACATTACTGCTATTATCATGGCTGCTGTGGTACTGATCTCTATTGAACCTTCTAGTAGGACTTACATCGTGAGTGTATCCTTCAGATCTAAGAGCAGGGTCAGTCACTTCGTGGTTATCTTGCCAACCATGCTTAAACCATGCAGCATCATCTGATGTTTCTGTATCTTCACTAGGGGAAAGTACCGTGTACTTAGTCAACTGCGCTGCGGTGTAGTAATCTGAAAGTTCTGCGTAAGTGAACCATAAATCCAGATTTCTGTTGTAGTACAACAAATACGCATCACCTTTTGAAGGGCATACAACACGGCGCTTTGTAAAACGAGTACCTGTAAATTTATGCTTCTTTCTGAACAGCTTTCTAATAAACTTAAACATATACTTCCTTAACCGCGAGTAGCGGTACCTTGGTCTACATGGTTTGCATAAACACCTGTTAGGTAATCCATAACATCATCAATACCTGTTGGTTGATCATTAGTTTCAAAATGGTTATTCAGGAATGATGATAAGTATTCGTTATCTTCAATACCGTTCCAAATTTTCAAGTATGAACCATCACGCTGACCGTTAGCAGTACGGAACTTGTTAAGTATATTCTTACCTATATAAGTCACGTAGAGTTCTTGTGCTGTGAAACCAAGCATCTCAGCCAATACAAGCAGGTAGTTTAGTGGTAAGCCTGCATTCGCTAGCGTTACGAATTGGCACTGTTCAACAAAATCGTTGATAGTAACCGTGTCATAAGTAGTATTTAGCATTGCTGCATCGTTACCTGCAAAGCGACCTAATGGAATGAGGACTGGGTACTGTAATGCTGGCATTTGTACAATCGTGTCGTACAATGGTTCTTGTACTTTCTTATGAATATCACGAATTACGTAAGACAAAGCAAAGTGCAGAATATCTACTACTTCCATACGTGCCTGGGCAAAAGCTGCTTTTTCGATTTCATCTGTAGGATGCTCGTTCTTCCACCATTTGATACCAATGTGAGTAGCAAGCTCTGCTAGCTCATTGTTGATCGCACGGTAATACCATAAAGAATCATCTGTACTATCACGCCACGCTGAAGATGACATAGCTGTATTAGCTTCATCCTGTAATTCACACATATGATATAACTGAATTGGGTCAAACTTTAACTTAGTTGGTTCGCCTGCTTCCGGTACTATCTTAAATTGTGTATCTAATACTGATTTCATTTGTATTCCTAATAAAAAAATACCCTATAAAATGATAGAGGCATCTTATAGGGTATGAACAGTCAAAAAGGGTATGATTTTAAAAGTTAGTTTATAGATAGTTAGATTTTCAATTTACTATCTTTTTCCCTAAAATTCTTACCAATTTAATCGGTGAGTTCTAGTAGAAAAAAAGTTAACTAACCCAAGCAAAGTGCACGTAGTGCACCTCCCCTAGGTTAGTATCTTTTAACTCAATGGATATTCAGCATCTTTAATGTAATCTGATAGATTATCACTTAGCTTTTCGAACACTATATCTTCACCTGCAATCTCACTTAATATACTTGAAAGTATATCCATATCAGCAAGCTCACAAAGTATGTCTACATAGTTCTGACGAAGCTGTTGCATATTATTAGGACTGGCTCGCCAATCATCAAATATTGATATGACTTCCCAACCTTGCTTGTATGCACGTATCTTCATTTCACGGTCAATCCAACCATCAATAGCTTGTACGATATTAGCTTGTAACGATAAGCCAAAATCCATAGCTGCATTAACTTTGGTTTGGTACGTAAATGATGATTTAATCTCACCTACTTCAATTCTAGCTTCCATGGTTTCCATGACCTTGAAGCGCGCCACATGACCATCAGGTAACGTGAAACTGTATTCTAAGGCTTCTGGGTTCCATAAGCTTTGAACGTCACTCAGGTACTCTACACAGCCCGGAAACTTAGCTTCTAATGCATCATAGAATGCTGCTAGCTCAGGTGTATCTTTACCGAATATTTCCTTTGGCTTAGCTGTAGACGCGTAGAATGTAGTCATTAGTGCTGGCTTAATATCATCCCGTTCTATTTGCAAACCAAACTTATCATCCATGTGAGTAGTCATGTTTAGGTATGCATCTTCACGCTTACCTGTATTGACTAAGTTCACCTGTCTAGCTGATGTTATGCAGCCAGTAAGACACGCTATGATTTGTGGTCCTGACGCTGTGGCATCTAGCCCCATAATATGACCGGTAGGTTTATGTGCTTTAGCATCTTCAACCGCGTTCAATGCTTTGATGAAACCCCAACTATTATCAGACTGTTCTACCAAGTCATATAAGTTGGCTTCATTATCATTGAACCATTGTATGCGCTGGCTCCATAACAATTTATCCAAGCCGAAGTTGTTACAAACATCTATTTTCAGGTACTCGTACGGCGTGTATTGTTCCATTAGTTCAATCCTCTACATTGAAGTTAATTAAAGTTTCTTACGAATTGGGTATTTAGTTTTACCTTGTTTGGTAATACCACCTCTGGCTTTAGTAATGTTACGTCGCGGAGTTTCATCGAATGTGAATGGCATATCCCAACCAATATTTCTATGATCATCCGAATCTTCACCCGTTAAACTTTCCATAATAAGCTTTTCGTTCCTAGCTACTTCAAGTTTACGTTGACGCTCGTATCTACGCTTTTCTGCTCTGCTCATGGGTTTCTCACTGTAATTACGGGGAAGTCATAGTTATGTAGTATCCCTTGATGCCCAAGGGTTCTAATCTTCTTTGGATGGTACTCATCATGGATACCCCATTGATGTGCTGGATTTTTATAATCTTCACTAGGATTATAAATATGGTTATCACTAAGCAAACCAAATGTATCAAGCATTTTGACTTGATGGGCTGCTGCCATAGCTTCTAATTTTGCGAAGTCCGGAGAGAAGTCATTGTTTAAGGCTTTACCATACAAACCAGCAAATACTGACTTACCACCACCTCTCATAGCCGTTAGTTGGTTCCAACCATTTCTCTCAACCAAGTCACCAAAGGTGGTGGGAGACTTATCACCTAACAAGCTATCCCAAATAGCTTGCTTATTCTTACGAATACGGATCACCTCTAACACTGTAGGATGCGGGTGATTCTTAGTATGCATACGACTTTGCACTAGATACCTCCAATTAAGACTTTTTTATTAAGATTAATTAACGAGCGCTTGTATTTATTACTCTGCAGATTGATGTGGTATCCCTGCATGTGCATACGTCCGCGAGCGCAATATCTATTAGGCGCGTAGAACTTATTACCGTTACGAAGCATCAGGTCATATACTCTTCTTGAAGCTTTAGCCATACGCTCGAAGTTAAGTATCTTAGCCATCGTATCGTGCTTCTCGGTAATCTCTTCTTTCCACTGAAGCATATGAGTATCAAGGCTTAAAGGGATAGCATTAGTAATGTTTATGGCTTCATAATTTAACGGTGCTACGTTATCTGAGTTATGCGCTTTAAGAACTAAATGCTCTCGAACAGTCATGTAACCACAATCAAAATTGTTAGTTACTCTGTTTGGTTTAACTAACATTGGTGGTAAATAATGACGCATAGCAATATCACTAATGACATCTTCAGTTAGCTGAAAGTTAGCTTCTACCATCAATGAACCAGTCTCACTATTCTTAGGTAGAATAATGTCATACAGGTCTGCATCAACCATCACAGCTATCATTTCTGAAGCAGTCTTAATGTTATTATAAATATCACCAAGGTCGAATGTTGACGCAGCATAAGCAGCTACATTTTGAATGGTAGATGCTGTTGGTGAACTCAATAAACATGTAAGAATATTAAGTATTACTTCTTCAGCACTGAAATCTGGATCAGCTCTTAAAGCCCTAACTCTATCATTCTTAGATTTGTAACCATGGTCATCTAACCACAACCATTCCTCTAACAATTCTATGGCTGTATCCAGTGGTGTGAAGTCACCTTCATTGTATGAGCCAATAATCTCATTACGAATGATATTACCTATCTCACGGCGGTTGTGAGTACGCTCTATCATCACCTGTTGTAACATTAATTCATCTGACATTCGGGTATCCTCTATGTACCAAAAAAATTAAGGGTAAGCACGAATGCTTACCCAAATTTAACAATCTAACAAATTACGTGAAAGCAATTTGCTCACGCTCAGCATCAGGAACAACAATTGTAATTTTACCTACAAGGTTGAACTCTAAATCTGGGTCTTCGCCAGCAGCAGTAATCATTTGAGCCATTAACCAATTCTTAATATGAAGTGGTAAGCCTTTAGAAATGCTGTGACGTTTGTTGTGCTTATCGACTAACTCTAAATTCATGAACGCATCAGCCTGTTCAAAGTTATCGTTTTTAGCAGCAGTTTTCTTAGTCTTTGTTAAAGCCATGATATATCTCCAATGGTGGTTGGTTTTTAAATAAAGGGATTATTCCCACCACATGTGCGAAGCACTTAATCAGCGCGCGCAGAAGATGATTAGCGGAGGTGATACAGTTCTCGTGTGTTTTATTTGGCTTAAAAAAATAAAACACCCCGAAGGGTGCTTAAAATTCTACTTCATGAAGCTCAAGATAATGAATTAACTTATCTCTTATAACCTCACCGTGGCACTGTAACGGCGTACAATGGCACTGTAGGTTAACTACGTGACCATCACATACCAAATCAAAGATATGCTCGAACAGTTCCAATAGAGGCTGATTCTCTTGCTTATCAAGCTCATGGTCTAAGAAGTGTTTGTAAGATTCACATACACCCTCTCTGTCCTCTGGACGGTACAGCACATAAGGATTACCCAATGCTGTAGCTCTATCAATTCTGATATTCTTAAAGCCAGTAAGTTCTTTACCGACTTTACCTATCAGAATACGTTGGTTCCAATTATTCACTTTCAATATCATCCTTATCTACAATCTCAGTGTAGTATTCCTCATGGTTTAAATTAATGTTCACACCATTCTCGGTACGTTGAAGACCACGTTGTGTTGCTGAACTACCGATTGTTTTAAGTACTGAACCATCACTATGTTTTTTAATTGCTATCGTATACATATTACTCTGCTCCCAAGTAGCATTTGCCTTTCAATGTCATGATGTTATTACGAGGAACACCATCACTAATTAACTTTTGTACGCACTCATCCGCTGCTTCAGCATACTCATTTTGTTGCTGAACTGTCTGCACAACAGCACCTAACAATATAACCATTAGTGCACCTACAATCATGCCTAGACATATATCTGATTTTATTCTCATTACTTACTTCCTGTTGATTTTTTAAGTTGAATATATGAGTGCCAAATCATCCATATGACGATTGCCATCAATATATTTAATGGAATATACACAGGTATAATTTCACCTGTATAAATCATTGCTACTGTACTGCCTAGCGCGAAGAACCCTAAAACTAGGGTTATTAGCACTGGTACTAGTAAGCCACATACTGTTTTGAGTTTATTCATTTCGGTTCCTGCTTATTGCTGGCGCTGCACTGCGTTTGCTTGCAATGCAGTCACCTCATGATGATTAGATGCTTGTCATATCCATGACTAGTTCAGACACGGCTTTAGTTAACCAAATACGAGACTTGGTAGCGTAGTGAACTACGTGATGCCCACGTAAAGTAGCTGCTACTAATAAGTCTTTAATAGTCACATCTGGGTTATCTTTAACAAACTCATCATGCTCAATATCTATAAATATATGTTCTTTAAAATGAGTATCTAAAGTTCTCATCAGGTCACCTAATTTATTAGTGCCATACTCACCAACTGTTCTGCTGCGCAGAATATTCTTTATTGCTTGGGTCATTTACTTAGTCACCTCAAATTGCTTGTGTAAGGGATGCTGTAAGCATAACTATGTAAAGTCATGGCATTACAGCATTAAAGGATTAGCGTCGCTTACGTTTGTTCTTACGCTTCTTTTTAGCACGCTTTTGTGTAGCCGCAGAAGTACCTGCTTTAGTAGGTTTTAGTGCATCACTATGATTACGAGCAGCTTTAACGTTTATCGCAGCATAGGGTTCTACAAATGTAGGTGGTGAGCTTACTGAGCGCAGGCTTAATGATAATGCTGATAGTAGTAACGAATATCTCATATCAATGCACCACGATTAGTAGTTCATAAGCAAGCTTACGGTTAGCTTCATACTCACGGTATGCCCAAGGGTCATTAACTTCAATGACTTCATCAAATGGTTTAAGGTAAGCAATACATTTCTTGTGCACAGCCATAGGGATAACACCCTGAATATACATGTAATGAACAAGATTCTTAATATTACGATTCTGTGCATATACCGGTAAATCTTGCTTCTTTGCTTGGTTATGTAGGCTAACCAATAGTGCTATAAACTGTTCCATAAATATCCCTAAATTAAATATGAGATTACTGTGGCTACCACAATTGCGGTTAGTCCTAATACAATACGTTTTCTGAATTTTCTTGCTTCATAATCAACAGAGGTAACAAGTAAATCTGTAATGAATTTATTAAGTATAATATTACGACTAATACCATAGCTATCTTCATTACTATACATACCTTCTTCCTTACATAGTGTTGTATAAAACGCTACCCTGTGTTCACCATCAGGTGAAGCAACTGGATATGCATAATCACCTGAGAAGTGTGGTTTACCTACAAGCTGAGCTGAAAGTTTAAATCTATTGTGTAACTCAACATCACTAGTATGTTTATGGATATTTTGACAAATACCTACTTTATTATCTAAGTTATTTGCTAGATGGTTTGCTAGTGCTTCGTATTTATTTTTCATTGGTGTTCCTTAAATTACAAATATTGCTGTTATCATTAACAGACCAACTAAACCGACTGTTTTGATGGTTGAGATAGTACGCACATACTCATCTGACTTCTTATACAAAGTAAGTATTAAAGACTGCGTAACCTTATGTCTATTCCTGCATGACTCTAAAGACAAGTCATAGAAATCACGTGCCTTATACGACTTCATAAATGCATCTGCAGGATGCTCACCGGGTGACTTGATAAAGAATAATGAATCAAGTGAGAGCAGTAATAACTTACCTGCTTCCTCTTTTGCTAAGTCTGTAAACACTGCTTTATCACCTAAGTTATACTGGTTGCAAATCTTAGACATGTTAGAACACAACGAATTACGAGTATCTAAGTTGTGTTCTAATTCATACGCCATGCGCTCATATTTATTTTTCATGAGGTGTAACCTTTTCAATGAACACAGCTATCATGTAATAGACTGTTGTAATTGAGTAAGCAACCAAGAAGTATTTAGCTAACTTGATTGGCTGACTACTATATAATTCTAGTGGTGTAACACTAAGAATGAGGAGCAGCACTATCGTTGTAGATAGTGCCGTAATTAATGAACTTACCTTACTCATTAATGAAACACACAAGGTTCATCGAATGTGTAAGCACCACTACATACATCACAAGGATGCCAAGTGGAATACACATCTACGATGACATCTACATTGCTGTTATGCCAACGAGATGCTTCATCACTTTCCATTACTAAATCCTGTAGTAATAAGAAATCATCATCACTAAGGTCACGAATAGCATCAACCTCAGTAAGCAGATTGGTTTGCTCAAGAGTGAGTAAAACCGATGCTTTGGTTTGTTCAGTCAAGTCATAAATCTTACTGACTATTGCTACCTGTGCATTGCCTAAAGCAGCAACACCATTTTCGATAGTGTTACAGTTAGATTTATACAGGTTTAACAATTCTTGAATCTTCATAAATATTTCCTTAAAGTTAAATACTATAACCCGTGCGAAGCACTGCTAAGACTGGCTCACGTCTTCACGTAAGTTATCTAACATAATGTTATACACGGCATGTCTTCTACGCCCATATTCAGTAGTACGGTTCCATAAATTGTTACTATTAACAGCGGTGATATAGGCTGTATGCCCATCATCACCACCAGCACCATCCCAAGGTTTAATGGGGAATGTATCGCATGATGGTTCATCGTATCCGTAACCTGATTGCTTAATGGCATTGCGTAAATGAGTATGCAAATACACGTACTCATCATCGTCCTGATGTACTTCACCTATATGGTGACAAATACCACAATCTTTATTTAAAGGTACATCTACAAACCGTTCGGCTATATCTGCTTTTATTTCTTTACTCAGCATTACGTAACTCCATTAAATAATCATTAAGATGCTCATAGACTTCACAACGTAAGTTGCCATTGCTTGCTTATATAAATCACTATTAAATTCCATAACTTTCCCTTTAAGCTAATGCATCAACTTCACTGTATAAAAACAAGTATTCATAGCTAACAGCTATGTACCCTTCACCCTCTAAATACTTACCATTTGTACCTTCTTGTAAAAGAATACAAGGCACACTCTCTTTAGTAATTGGGTCATAATTAGTAACTTTACTTACTAGACGATACACAGTTCCATTAGCATCACTAACTTCTATAATTACAGGTCTGTTAGTAATAACTTTAATCATCTGATTAAGTGAATTTATATTCATGGTTTATTCCTTAATAAAAATAGTGTCAAACAAATACCACGCTAAGTGCGCAGCACTGTTTGATTACACAAAGGGTTGGATTAGATACCTGCATTTAGTTGTTCAAGGTATTCACAAAGTTCTTTATAAACAAGAATTCTTCTACGACCATATGGAGTGTTTATATTCCATAAGTTATCGTTGCTATGGAATGCATGTAAGGCACTTAAACCGCTACTAGGCACATCAGATATAGGATACAAAGGTAGTCCTGAGTACCAACCTTTATCTATTAAGAAGCTATACATTCTGGCTTTTAATAAAGACTCAGTATTTGATGATATGTCACCTTTAAGATATGCATCCTGTAACACAGCACATATACCTAAACACACACTTTTATGAGTAAAGGCGATAACTAAAGTCTCTGGTACAACTGTCATATTTGTATTCCTTTTAATTAAATGAATTTCACCTCTTGTGCGAAGCACTCTTAAAGTTAACTATTTCTTACCAATTAAAATCCCTGTATTTATTTGTTGGTTTATAGGGTAGATATAGTTTAATGGAGTGAGTAGATATTGGGATGGAGTGGAGACTATTATTACTACCCTAGTCAATCCTCAGAGCATTTCTCCCCTATAGGAATACAATGGCATGGCTTAATTCTATGTGTGCTTAGGATGGCTTAGAGGAGCTTGTGATGGAACTATTTAGATATTAATATTAGGAGGAATTTCCCTATCTCCCTATCTCTAATGGTGTTGTGTTGTGTGGGCTAAGTGGCTTAGGTTTTAATCCCTAATCACTATTACTAGTGACTAGGGAATTTGTTACGACAGATTAGCTATACGATAATCTATACGATGAAGTTGGTTTGTCTTGTTGCTTGATGCTGGTGCACCACGTTGTACTTGAGTACGTAGGTAACGTAGCTCTTCTACACCTAACTGGTCTAGTGGTCTAGTTTCACGCTTGAGGTAAGCTATGGCTACCTCTGTTTGGATTGCTGTGATGGCTTCTTTATTCTGTTTGGTTAAAGAGATAAAGAGTAGTTTGAATGTTAGTTTGATTAGAGTAAACATGGTTATGTCCTTATTGATAATGAGGGTTGCTAGTCCGAAGACTAGCGTTGATGTTATGCCTTACCTTTAGACTTGGCTTTAGGTTTAGGCTCTTTGGTTTGAGCCTTTGCCTTAGGTTTGATAGTAGTGCTGAACTCACTAATATCTATGCCTTGGTCTGCCATATCCTGCATGATTAGTTGGTTAGCTTTATGAGCATCTAACTGTTGTTCTAGTAGCATAGAACCACTTACTGATTCAGTATAACTAAATACATTCTCTACAGTTTTACAGCCTTTTACTGCTGCTGATGTCATTGCGTCTACTACTGTACCGATAGCTTTAAAGATTTTCATTGTCATATCCTATGATTGATTGAACGGTATTGTTCATCACTGGTGCGTAGCACTGCTGAGAATATGTATGAGGTCAACATGCCTGAGGAGTTGAGAGTATGAGCGTGGTGATAGTAGAAGCAAGAAGGTGGGTAGGTAGTCTGCGAACCACAGAAGTAATTAGGTAGGGGGGGTAGTCTCAGCTTTTGGAGTAAATACACACAGTACTACCTTGATACCCAGATTAGAAAATTCCCCCCAACTTTTCTCACAAAAAATTTTTGAAAAATCCCGCTACTATCTTTAAAGTTTGCGGAGCCATTCAGAGAGAGAGCGAAGCGAACGAACGTATTCTTGTATAGTACCCCCAAATAAAGATACCTTGTACGCTACCCAATAAAAGATACCCACTGTATAAATTAACAGTAGTTGGTTATATTGATTGATTATGTCAATACTGCTAGTGTGTAGAACCAATTAAGTCAGAAGAGATTGTTATGTGTTTAACTAGAGAAGCTAAGGCTAAAGAAGCTTACTTGTCAGCCATATCTAAATCACCCGCTAAAGAAGTTTATGAAAAGGTAGGGCATGTAGTTTCAGATACTGGTGTTGCTTATCCTCGTAGAGAAGACCCTTATGGTGAGGAAGAAACTACGTTTGTTGAAGCTTATGTAGAATTGGTTTACATGGTTGGGCATCATGCTATCAAGGCAGGAGTTACTTTGTGATAGTTAGGCATATATTCCCTAAAGAGAATTGGGTAAAGATGGACAAGTCTTTAGCTATTGATAGTTCTTTAAGTGATGGCGCTTATAGGCTTTATGGTTACTTGTCGGGGCTACGTAATGGTGCTGACTTTAATGATAGTTATATTATGCTTGGTTTAGGTATTACCAAAAATACTTTAGCTAAACGTAAGCGTGAACTTACTAAGTTAGGTTTGATATTAGTTGATCAATTAAGACCTAGACAGTATGTAATTTATATCGGTCATAGTAGTTGTAAGGCTGATAAAGTTAAAGAGATGTGGGAAGCAGAATCAACCCATAGATTTATAGATGGTAGAATTTTTAATGTTGAGGGAAAGTAATGACTGACGATAAAGATATGTGTAAAGACTTTGAAGACAATGGTGCAATATTTCCTAAAGTATTGCCTGAATATATAGCTGAGCTGATGGAGCAAGTGATTTATAAACCATCACTTGTAGAAGGTACGACTACTACTCTTGTTGTGGGCGTGTTACCAATGGGAGCTGTTGACTTCACATTAGCTGTTTCTGAGATGGCTTGTGTAGATAAACGTAATTTCAATGCTGAGCTTGGTGTTAAATACTGTACTGAAAAGTGCGTAAAAGAATCACGCGAAAAGTTATGGGAGCTTGAAGGCTACCACCTAGCTAAGACTTTAGCAGCCCCAAAAGTTGAGACTACTTTTATTGAGCGCATGCGTATTGAACTAGCTGAGTTGTCTGTGAAAGTTAAAGCATTAGGTGATTTCTTTTATACACCTATGTTCAAGGGTTTAACTTTAGAATCACAAAATGATTTAAGTAACCAGTTTGACATAATGAAAGACTACGAAAGTATTCTAACTACTCGCATTAAAAAAATAGAAGAAGGGGAATAGTCACATGAATAATGAGCTGTGTATTGGAACCAAACAAGTACTATGTACTGCAATGACTCGCCAACAATATAATGATTATCGTGGTTGGGTTATGCCAGAAGATGAGACTGATGATGCAGGTTACTTAGTTGAGTATGTTGATGGCGGTGAAAGTAATCACCCAAACCATAAAGGTTATATCTCATGGTCGCCTAGTGAAGTGTTCCATAATGCGTATCGTGGTGTTGAGTATGGCGTTTCTATGGGTGATGCTATTGTGTTGCTTAAAGAAGGTCACAAGGTTGCTCGTAAGGGCTGGAATGGTAAAGGTATGTTTCTGTACTACGTACCTGAAAATATTTACCCTGCACAAACAGAAGTGGCTAAAGCTGCGTTTGGACCATATGTTTCTTATCGTGCCTACATAGCAATAAAATCTGTGGATGGTGATGTTGTACCTTGGGTCGCGTCACAGTCAGATTTACTAGCAGAGGATTGGGTACTGGTTAAGTAGTTCTACCTTGTTAAAAACAGGTCTGTTAATATCAGTCCTGTTTTTAACCATTAGGATAGACAATGAAAAAAGTAATCACCGGTACTACTAACACTGTAGTAGCGAACCACAATCAAACCACTACAGTATTCGTATTCTCTGGCGACTTGGGTGCGGGTTCTGCAAAGTTAGCTTTCTCAGACTCTAACGGTCAATATGTTGATATTCCCGAAGGTGCTATAACAGTACCTAGTACGTTATCTTTAGTGCATGGGCAAGGCAACTTCCCTGTGTTAGTTGCTACTAATGTTACCAATCTAATAGTGCAAAGCTACGGCGGTTAATATGATTTCTCGTAATTTAATTAGTAAACCCATTAAGGTAAACTTACTGGCATCACTAATTGTAAATAAAACTACAGAATTTAAGTGGTACGATTCTGTCACAAAACTAGTTAGCTGTAGTGATAAATTAATACAGTGCAACGAGGACTTAATACTATGTATCTAGTAAATATGGTTTGTGGTGTGAACTACACTACCGAACTTATTAAAGAGAATATCAATGCGCTTATTGCGCAAGATAACACGCCAATCAAACAACGCTTTACTGAAGCTTTAGCTGCCGATGAAAAGTACACTTACATCGTTACAGGAGATAGTACTCGTAGTAGTGGTGAGCTAGATTCAACTATCTACTACGAACCACAATTAGCGAAGATAAACTTTGAACCATATAACAATGCTAGCGGCGGACAAACAGCTTTATGGTGGGCAAGTAATACTGGTAACTCTACAGTACAAGAAGCTATAGATAATACCCCAGGCACAGGAAGTACAACTATTCTTGAAATGTCTTTAGGTATTAATAAATCTAGTAGAACAGTTGCAGAAGTTAAGGCTGATATTATTGCAGGACTTACGACATACTTAACAGCAAAGCCAGACACACTAATAATCTTTGTATCACCTAATGAGACTGGTACAGATATTAATGATGAAATGGATGCTATGTATAAAACGCTTCCTGCTGAGTTTGCTGATTCTGTATACGTCAGTGGTAAGTATGCTACTACAGATGTGCACCTTAATGATGACTTCTACCTTGACTTTACGCACCCAAATTTTAATGGTTTGCGTCGTTTAGTTAATTACATTTTTAGTCAAGTGTTGCCTTTAAAAGCAGCCATGACTATGACTATGGAAGATCAACCTATTTTGTTACCTACGGGTTCTTTACCTTTTACAGTACAAAATGGTAACTGGTATAAGGGCGGTACTACAGAAACTCCTATACTGCGCTTTGACTCAAGCAAGGCTGATAGACGAGCCACAACGCTAATTGATGTTGAGCCAAATTTTGTGATCAAGTTAGATACTGGCGGGGATAACTCAAGTTATTACTTTGCTGATGACGATAACAATTTTATCTCTTCTGGTTTTGCTTCGTATCATGACGGCGCTGATGGGGCTTTTAGATCTGTAACCGTTCCATTAGGTGCAACTAAGATGGGTTACTCATTTTCAAATACTGGTGATGATTGGGACGCTAGTGGCAAAGTACCTGTTATAGAGTACTTAGTAACGCCTTTGGTTTACAAAACACAAGTACAAGTAAATGAAGGTTTACCTGTATCTTTACCTTATGCAATGACACCTTTATCTATTGATGCACAAGGAAACGTACCAAAAGAAGGTGAGATACAAATAGGGCAAAGTGACGGCACTTGGTTGTGGGGTACTTTGTAAAATAGAAAAACCCTCAAACAAACAATGCTACAAACCGAAGTCGCAGACGAGAGGTTTGTAACATTGTTTGCTTATACCTACCAAGCACCTATATACTAAATCATTATTTAACTTCGAGCATTCACAATGAGTAATGGTTTAACACTAGATACATTCAAGGCTGTCCTGCCTAAACATATAAAAGAACGAGCAACACAAAGTTTAGTTGATACCGTTAATTCACTATTTGATGACCCTTATGAGCGCGAAGTTTATCGCGATAATTTATTGGGTTTTACTAGTGTACTTAACGATGGTCGCTTTAAAATGGATAGCTATATTGATGCTGTTCGTTACATGGGTTTCAAGGTGCGCGGTGATACTAATAAATCTGCTTACATAAAAACTTTTCCTGATCGCTACCAAACACATTTAGATAATGGCGTAACTGATAAAGATATTAGTAGCCATGTAGCTGCATATAACAAAAGTATTTTGGTTAATAAAATTAGAGAACAAACTCTAATTCCATCGTACATACTTAACTCGGATAAATTTCAGGATGCTATTAACGTACAGCACAGTATAGCTACCAATCTTGATGTAAGTCCTAAAGTCCGATCGGATGCTGCAAACAGTCTTATGACCCATCTTAAACAGCCTGAAGTGTCTAAAATGGAATTAGAAATAACGCACAAAGAAGATAGTGCAATAGACGCTCTACGCACAGCTATGAACGAGTTTGCTGAGAAACAGGTGAATAGTATCAAGCAAGGTAACAACAACGCTCATGAGGTGGCTCAGTCTTCTCTATTCCATAAACCAATACAGGACATAGAAGATGTATGATTTTGATGAGGAAGTGCCTTTAGAGGAACCAACAGAAAAGACAGTAGAAGCTTGGATTAATGAAGTAAATTATTCAATAGATGATTGCTATGTACCAAGTACTTTTGCCGTTGAATTTGTGACATTCATTAAGATGGTTAATGGTCATGAGGGTGAGGAGAATAAAACACCTGTAGTTCATTTACGTATGCTTGATCAAATAAGTGGTAAGCGCCAAAACACAATCAACCTATGTCACCGTGGCATAGCGAAAACAACATTGTTAGGTGAGTACTTATTTTTATACATTGCTGTTTATGGTTCAATTCCTGGCTTTGGTAGAGTGCCTTTGGCTATCTATGTTTCTGATAGTATAGAGAATGGTGTAAAAAATATGCGTAAAAACTTGGAGTTCCGTTGGGAGAACTCTGAATTTTTACAAGAATATGTGCCTGTGGCTAAGTTTACTGATATACGTTGGGAATTTAGAAACACTGACGGCAATCGTTTTATTATAAAAGGTTATGGTGCTAAGACCGGCGTACGTGGAGCCAAGGAGATGGGTAAGCGTCCTGTGCTTGCTGTGCTGGACGATTTAATATCTGATGAAGATGCACGCTCAGAAACGGTTATAGCGAGCGTAGATGACACAGTGTATAAAGCTGTGGATTACGCTCTGCATCCTACTAAGTCTAAAATCATATGGTCAGGTACACCCTTTAACGCCCGTGACCCATTGTACAAAGCGGTTGAGTCTGGTGCATGGTACGTAAACGTTTACCCTGTATGTGAAAAATTTCCATGCAAGCGTAGTGAGTTTAAAGGCTCATGGCCTGATAGATTTACTTATGATTATGTACTTAAACAGTACACCAAAGCTTTCAAAGCGGGTAAGGTGGATTCATTCAATCAGGAGCTAATGCTACGAATTATGTCAGAAGAAGATAGATTAATTAAAGACAGCGAAATTAACTGGTATTCACGAAACACATTACTTAAACATAAAGATGGTTATAACTTTTATATCACTACGGATTTTGCAACTTCTGAAAAGGAAGCTAGTGATTTCAGTGTTATTTCTGTGTGGGCATTAAGTTCTGATGGTACTTGGTTTTGGGTAGACGGTGTTTGTAAGCAGCAAGATATGGCTGTGACTGTCGATGACTTATTTAGACTGGTTCAAATTTATAAACCACTAGAAGTAGGTATTGAAATAAGCGGACAACAGAAAGGTTTTGTTTCTTGGGTTAGAAGAGAGATGGGTACTAAGCGTTGTTACTTTAATCTAACTTCTGAGAACAATGAAGGTAATCCAGGCATTAGACCTAGCACTGATAAAATTACGCGATTTAATGTAGTGGTTCCGTTATTCAAGAACCATAAAATATTGTTTCCTGAGGAACTTAATAAGTCACCAGAGATGCTAGAAATGCAGGAAGAAATGCAACTAGTATCACGTAAAGGCTTTAAATCTAAGCATGATGACTTTGCGGATACAATATCAATGTTGCCGCTGATCAACTCATTTATGCCTAGTGAAGAAACCCCTCTTTCTTTTAATGAAGATTCACAAATTTGGGAAGAAGAGGAAGAACCAGAGGTTGGTGCTTACGATAGTTATGCTGTGTAACAAGCCATTAAGTTATACTAAAGATTATTAATAAAACAAGGTAATTAAAATGTTAGTTAGTGACATATTAGAACACTTGGCTTATGGGGAGTTAGCGCACTTATCTATAGGTGGTGATGACACCCAAACAGTTACTCAGCCAGACCAGTACGTACAAGTTATACCTGCTATTAATGCAGCCTTAGATGCTTTGCATGCACGCTTTGAATTGCGATTTAGTAATGTGCTATTAAAGCAGGTATCAGGTGTTACCACTTACCACTTAAAAAGTGATTATGCTTTAAGTACTATAAGTACTAAACCAAATAAGTACATTATAGATTCTTCAAGCGCACCTTTTACCGATGACATTATTCGTATAGATAGAGTGGTGGACGCGTGTAATAAACCAGTATTCATTAATAACGAATCATTTTGTTCGTCAGTAATGTTACCAAGCTTCAATACTATTGAGTTTCCTGAGACTATTCAGGACACAATGTACAATGTAATTTATCAGGCTAAACACCCGAAAATTAGACTTGAAGGTGATGACATTGAAGGGCAAGAAATAAATTTACCTATACAATTCACGGAAGCTTTATTGGCTTACATAGGTCATCGTATTTACAAGAATCGTAAATCATTGGCTGGGGAATCCCAGAGTAATAATTACTACTCTATATACCAAAATGAATGCGCTAGATTAGAAAGTAAAGATACTATTAATCTAATATCTAAAGAAATGAAAAATACTGATGAGGGTTGGTGCTAATGGGTATTATTGCAATTAGTTGTGATGACGACAAAGAGTGTGGTAGTAAGATAGCGGAATCACTTGAAAGAATGAATAGTGATTTCATTGGCGGTTTCGTTACAGAAACAGAAGGCAGCCGAGTACTGCGACCAAAAAAGGGAACTACAGAAGAAAATAAAAATTTTATAGGTATGGAAGGGGAACTTACTCTTGATGTTGAAAAGTGGGAGATCCACTTACATGATGGAGTGACACCCGGAGGTGTTGTTATTGGTGGTTCGGGTGGTAGTGTTTTAGTGCCTACTTATGCGGACTTCTTACTTATGGACGAAGAAGCTTTAAAAGATATTAGTGTGGTTACGCTAGGTAATTTTAAAGACGATGATGGTCTTGCTAATGTGCTTATAAAGTATGGTTCAGAGTGGTTGTTTGCTGCTGGTGAATTGCATATCAGGGAAGAAGACGTAGGCGAGTGTGTATTAAAAGTACCTTCTTATATTATTTATACAATAAATAATAGTAAAGAACGTTGGACTATGATTTCAGAGAACATGGAAGGTCAGGAGGGTTTAGGTGCTTTTGATGCTGAAGGTGAGTATGACCTCGATGTTCGTTACAACAAAAATGGTGATGAGTATGTTAAAGATAAGTACCTTACTTACTCTGACTACCCAGAACCAACAGAAGCTGATTTTTACACTGGTTTAGAAAATGAAGTTATACCAGTTAGAAGCACACCTATTCATGCACCATTGTACGAAGGTGAGCGACTAATTAACCCTAACACTGGTGAGTACTTTGTTGCCCTGGGTACTTCTACAGCAAAAGACTGGAAAGTAATAAGCGGTGCTGTAGATGACGGTGATGTTGGTGGCGGTACAGAAATAGTAACCACTGCTATCAAACAACGTTTCCTTGATGCCTTAAAGTCTGAGACACCTTACACCTATGTAGTTACTGGTGACAGTACACGATTAAGTGGTGAGGTTGATTCCTTAGATTACTATGAACCACAGTTAGCTAAGATAAACTTTCAAGCTTTAGAAAATTCTAGTGGTGGTCAAACAGCAGGTAATTGGAGAAGTAATACCGGTAACTCTACCCTGACTGAAGCAATAACACGTACCCCCGGAACAGGCAGTACAACGATATTAGAAATGTCGTTAGGTATTAACCACAGCGGACAGACGGTAGATGAAGTGAAACAGGATATTGTAAATGGACTCAATACCTATCTAGCTTCAAGACCTAATACTTTAATTGTATTTGTATCACCTAACGAAACAGGTGCATCGGACAATGATGAGCTTGATGCTATGTACAAAACATTACCTTTAGAATTTGAAGATAGTGTTTATGTTAGTGGCAAGGCAGCAACCAAAGCCGTACATTTAATGGACGAGTATTACTTGGATTTCACGCATCCAAATTATAATGGTTTACGAAGATTAGTTAATTATATTTTTAGTAATGTGTTACCTGAAGAATCTCGTATGCTTATGACTATGGAAGACGAAGCTAAGCTTTATGCGCCATCACCTTTAACTTTTAGTGTGCAAGCAGGTTCTTGGTATAACGGAGGTGCAGCTAGTAATATATTGCGCCTGAGTACTACGACACCAGAACGTAGAACCACTACTATTATCACAGGGCTAGAAGCTGGTTATACTATTAAGCTAGACACCGGTGGTGATAATAGCAGTTATTGGTTTGCTGACGACAATGACATCATTGTAGCTAAGGGTAGCGCTAGCTATCACGATGGCGTTAATGGTGCATACCGTTCTGTAGTAGTGCCTGAAGGTGCGACTAAATTTGCATTTGATTTTGCCGTAGATGGTGTTGCTTGGGATGCATCAGGTAAACTACCAATTATAGATTACTTGATTGTAGACACTGATTATTTAAACCAGAAAGACATTAATAAAGGTAACTTCATTGCGCTCCCTTATGAAGTAAGTACAGTTATTGATGCTAATGGTTCATTACCAAAAGTTGGTGAGTCACCTGTAGGTCAAGGCGACGGTACTTGGTTATGGGCTTAAGTAGTTATTAAAATAAATAAACCAGCCAGTGAGTAGTATTACTGGCTGTAATTGAGGTAATAAAATGGGTATATACAGAGCAAGTCCTAGTGGTTCAAACACTGGTGGTTCTTGGGCTAACTCAATGGGATTGGCTGAAATTAAATCTAAAATTTTAGACAGCACCGACAAGTTAGGTAAAGATGATGTTTTGCTTATAAGTAAAATAAAAGGCGAAAAAAGTAACATAGATATAGATGACAGTATTCATACATATCAAGCCAATAGCGGAAGCAGCGAAGGTAAGTTACGTATTATAGGTGGTAGCGCCCCTTCACGTAATGCGGTACTACCTACGAGAGATACGGCTCCTTACTTTTTAGGGGTTACACAGTATCCTTGGGAAAATACAGATAGTGATGGTGCTTTGGCTTTTTTTGTTGAATCTAAGCATACCGATATAACGTGCATGACTTTCTTTCACTTTAACAGCGCACTGTATATGCACTCTAATTCAGGCAGTAATAGACTTTCTGATATTAAAGTGTTTAACGCATCTACCGGTATATATATAGCTTCTACTAATGGTCCTGTAGTTGTGGATAATTTTAGAGCGAAGTACTTGAAGAAAGCTGGTATTCGTCTATACGACAATGTTAAGGACGTTACAATTACTGATGCTAAGATTGATATGGCTTCGGTGCAAGGCGCGGCGTACCCTAATGCAATCACTTGTAACATTGCAGATAACTTATACATAAGAAGTCTGTATGTTAAAAACTGTGGTTTCACTCAAAATAATACAGGGGAGATTATCGACAGTTATATTCAAGGTGATGGTATTACTATTAATGCGGGTACTAAGCAGCGTATCTATGATAGTCACTTTCTAAATTGTGGCGACCGAGGTATTGATTGTAAAGGTGGGGATATGCGCGTAGTAGACTCTACAATGAACACCTGTAAATACGGTGTTGGTGTATGGTCATACTCGTTAACCAATAAGCTGATTGGTTGTACTATTAAAAATACAAGAGCTTTTCGTGATGAAGGTGCTTGTGTGCAATCACAGGGCTATGTAAAAGTAATTGGTTGTAACATATATGGTGACGCGCAATCGTTTGATGAGCTTAGCTTGGATAGAGGTTCAGTGCTACGAACCAACATAGCTTACTCTTCTGATAATTCACGTATTGATGTTATCGGCGGTAAGATTTTGCTGGATGATGCTAGTATTACGCCTATTATGCGTTTTTATGCTACAGGCGACATTATCACTTTGAAGAACGTTATGATAAACAACAAGCTATATAATAAGGAAATAGTATTTGATAGAGCTGTTATGTCTGATCGTATTTACTTAGAAGAATTGGATGCTATGTAGAAAGCTTCTGTAATCACCCTGACTGTATGATTAAGTACAGTCGGGTATTCCTATATTTATATCTAATACTTGCGTAACATAGCACCTCAGAGGTGTATTTCTCTGATCTGATAGAGGCAGGTAATCAAAATAGAGGTAAGTATGGATTTGAATTTAATGTCTTTCATTTGGGCAATTTTAATAGTACCTATTGGTGCATTAGCTAATGCTTGGAGTAAGCAGAAAGAAAAGATTGAAGCTCTTGCATTGGATAATGCCAACTTAAAAAAAGATGTTGAAATCATTCAGGCAAAGTTAACCGACATAGATGGTAAACTGGTTCCGCTTGGGGTTGACCTTCGAAAACTTAACGACACGATTTTGCGGGCTGAACTGGATTTAGAAAAAAGATTGCACAGCATGACTTTAACTAATCTTCAGCAGCATAATCACAACAAGGAATAAAATATGTGTAATGCGACTGTACTTATTATTGATGATAGTCCTTTAGATAGGCGTGTATTCCTAGAAGCTTTTGAGCGTGCGGGAGTTAAAGCAATTGCTTTGGCTGATCCCACAAAAGCAGTGGAATATGCCCTAGAACATAAACCTTCATTTGTAGTATTGGATTTAGTTATGCCAGGCATGGATGGCTTTCAGGTTTGCACAGCCTTGAAGTCTAATGAAGTAACTAAGGACATTCCTGTTATATTCGTTTCTGGTAGTGATGACCCTGATAATCTAAGCCAATCGATACATTTAGGTGTTGTAGACTATATGCCTAAACCAGTATCTTTAGATTATTTGGTTTCTCAGGTAATTAAACATGACATAGTTAGTGGCATTACACAGTTGATGCAACCTATGAAAGATGAAATGCGATCATTCACTGAAAAATATAAGGACGGCATTTAATTCCAAATAAAAAAGCCATCCCGAAGGATGGCTAATTTTACAATTGTTTTACCCACGAACGAACAACAGGCAAACATATATCCATATTTCTATACTCAAAAAAAGCACTATGCCCATCTAAGTAATCACTGAAATCAAAGTTTTTAACTCGCTTATCTTCTGCACCATAGTTTCCCATGGCTCCCCATGCGTTAGGTACAATCAACTGAATAAACGGTACGTAATCCAAGAAACGAGCTACCTTAGTTGGTACGTCATGTTTAGTATGAACCACACCTACATTAGTAATCGTATCTGGGAATACATAATCAGTCTTCAGCGCAGGGTTAATACAAACCAATGTTTTAATCTTGGCTCCCAACTCAGCAGCTAATACAGCAATAGCACAACCATTCGAATGTGCATAAACAGTACTTTCAGGATGCTGGTCTAAAAGCTCTTTAAGTTTTATGGCTTCACGTTTGTTGTATAGCAGTACAGAGGTCAAACCAAACCAACCATATACAAATAGATAGGTATTAGATAAACGCTTCTGTAAACGCCCTACAGTAGTCATTGGGTCACGTACATTGTAACCATGGATTAATATATTCATAGCTTCACCTCGAAATGAGGTGCATCCGTTAGGCTATTCCAGTTACCACCCCAAACTAGATGCACACCTAGTTCACAAGCAGCAGCAAATAAGCATGTAGCAACAGCAGCTAAATTATCAAAGTCGTAATTAGTTTGACCATCAACATAGCAATAAATATCAATAGCTAAACCAGTTTGATGAGCTGACTTCTTAGCGTAACCATCCGCATTAGTAATAACTTTAAATGGGTCAACTACAGCGTACTCACTTGAACCTTTATCTTTGATAACCATTGAACGACCTTTACGGTACATATTGAATTGTTCATCAGTGGTTCGTTTACCTGAACTAACACCCCAATCAGGGCAGTGTAATTTACGAGTATTAGCAATTTCCATAGCGCGCGCTACTACTGATTTAATAATAGGAGCGCACGTATCTACCTTTGCTTGACTGTTTTTACTGAGGGAATATTCGCGATTCATCTTCTGGAAAACTCTTTGGTAAGTAATAAAGAGGTTTCAGTATAAGGAGTTTATCTACGATGTCATCAATAGAGCCATCATTTTCTATATCGAAATCAATGAACATGGTAGAGATACCTTGCTCACTTTCTTCTTCAGTAGGTACAGGTTTACGAGGGTCACGTATACGGATAATGAAACCATCATTAGACTTAGCCCAAGCAGCTTCATTATTAAAACGTATATCAGTAATGATTACGTCTTCTGGTTTACGGCCAAGAGTTTCCATATCCTCCTCTAATAAGTTAATCCAGTAACGTGGTAAACCAAGTGAGTTACGCATAAAGTCAGTACCGAACTTAGTCATAGCTGTACGAGGACTAATACCATATATAGGGCAAACAGCTTCTTTAAGTTCGCGCGTATAAAAGTGTGCTGAAGTCCACTTAGGAAATACTTTTTGTAGTATTACTTTAGGTGCATCCCCAAAAGCCATCTCTTTACGTTTGGTAGTTACTAAATGACTCTGGATTAGACCAGCTAAAGTATTCTTGCCATGGTTCAAAGTACCTGTAATACCAATCATAGCTTCAGCTACTGGTTTAAGTTGATCATTACGAACACTTGCCGACTCACGCCAATCGCCTTTAGCGAAGTAAAGTGCGTAACCATTGGTACCTTGTTTGTATACATTAAAGCTCATTACTTAATTCCTAAATGTTTCATTATTTTACGGATACTTGCGGTATGCGGAGGTGTCTCACAAGGACGTATAGACATATAAACATCACTTGAGCAATCACCTGCATCTTCGTAATTGGTATTAACAAAAGCTATAAACCTTCTACCTGAATCTATGTAATCACCCCATGTCATTTTGCGCTTAGCGCCACTAGCAAAAAGTAGTTCAACGTAGGCTTCTCTATCACCAGCCATCGTACCATTCATATCATAGCCAGTAGAGTACCAACCTTCACTAGTCTCGTCTTTACTGCGCTTATCTCGCAGCTTAATTACTTCTTTAGTAAGTTTGTCTACTTTTGCCGACAAGGTAACTAAAATTTTTAACAGCTCTTGGTTAGATTCATTAGGTGCGGTAGGGGTAACTGCCACAGTAGGCGGTTTATTGTTAAGCGATTGTTTATGTAACTTAATATCGGTAGCGTACTTGCGTCTGAGTTGATGTACGGACATATCGCACATACCACTAATTTTTTCAGCAGTGCATTGCTTAGGGTCAGTGATATTTGAAATTATATCCAAGACGCTACTAGAACTCATCTGAAAGAACCTCTTCAAATTTTGGAATGAATGACATCTTATCAAAGCCTTCTGGTTTATCAATTTTACCGTTAGGTAACTTACGTAGTTTACCGTCAATACACTTACTCATATTATGCTTGTGTACAATATCCCACAGTTTACCCGCAGCAGTAACACCAACGGACTGATTCAAGTATTGAGCAGCAGTGTAAATAATATCAATACACTCCTTTAAGTCATTCAAGTTACCAGTTCTTAAGTAGTGTGATTCCTCACCCCACTCTTCATACTCATCTACAAGAAGTTCAGCCGACTGCATTGGAGTCATTTCATCTTGGTCAGTAAGAGGGAATGGTACATCCCCGGCAGTAAGAAACTCTGCCTGGTCGGAAAACACTGTTGGGTAATCTGGTTTAAACTGGTTAATGACATTAAGGCAACTTACACAAGCATGCTGAGTAGTTGATACTTGCGTAGTACAACCTTCTGGAACCATACTAGAACATAAATCACATTGTTCTGGTTCACCTACATAATAAGGAGACTGTGTATTGTCACAACCTTTGTTATAATCTACCGGTTCATTATTCATTATATATTTCTCTACGGATTTATTGATTGATTCGGGAGCAGTAGCGCAGCTACTATACAAACAAATATAAACACTTTTAAGGCATATAAATGTTAGAAGCAGAAGATGACTACAACGAGGAAGATACTAGTGCACCTAGTAATTTACCTGAATGGACTAGTGTACCTTCAATATCTGATTTGGAAAAAGACTTAACAAGTGCCAAATCAGATCATAGTACTCAAGTAGCGAAGATAGACCGATACCTAGATAACTTGCATGTACGTGGTTCAGCGGCAGTTAAAAAACGTCCTAATCGTTCATCTGTGCAGACTAAGCTTATACGTAAACAGGCAGAATGGCGGTACGCCGCATTGTCAGAAGCTTTTCTAAGTACTGAGAATATGTTCAGTATACGTCCTACAACGCATGCAGATAAGCTAGCAGCACGCCAAAATAACCTTATTATAAACAATCAGTTTAATACACAAATTGAGAAGGTGGCTTTCATTGATGAGTATGTACGTACTGCTGTAGATGAAGGTACTATTATTGTACGTATTGGTTGGGAAGAAGAGATTGCTGTAGTTACTCGTACAGTACAAAACTATTCTTATGCACCAACTAATGACCCTACAGTAGCGAAGCGCTTACAGAAGCTTATAGAGCTTTCTCAGTCAGAAGAGTATGACTTTGACTCGGTGCCTGAGCATAACAAAATAGCACTACAATACACGCAAGCTACTGGTATTCCTCACGTTGCTATACTAGAAGATGAGGAAGAAGTTAGCGAAGAACGTACTGTTAAAAACCAACCTACTTTAGAAATTTGTCACTATAAAAATGTGGTAGTTGATCCATCTTGTGAAGGTAAAATAGAAGATGCTAGATTTGTTGGGTATAACTTCACAAGTTCTTTATCTGGTTTAAAAGCACAAGGTATTTACTTTGATTTAGATAAAATTAGACCAGGCAGCAATGAAGCTTTGGCTCACCCTGATTACGAAGATGCTGATGAAAAGAGTTTTGAATTTAGCGACAAAGCACGTAAAGAATTAGTAGTTACAGAATATTGGGGTGATTGGGATATTCACGATGATGGTACTACTGTACCAATTGTTGCTGCATGGGTTGGTAATATACTTATACGTATGGAAGAAAATCCATTCCCTGATAGAAAACCACCTTTTGAAATAGTTCAATATTTGCCAGTACGTAAAGCAATTTATGGTGAGCCAGATGGTGTACTTTTAGAAGACAACCAAAAAATTGCAGGTGCACTAACTCGCGCTATGATTGATATTGTGGCTCGTTCTGCAAATGGTCAACGTGGCGTACGTAACGATGCTCTTAATATTACTAACCGCCGTAAGTTTAAAGACGGTGATGATTTTGAGTTCCAAGGGCAAACTGATCCTAGCAAATTATTCTACATGAATAAGATGGAAGAAATTCCACAATCAGCACCCTTGATGTTACAGATGCAAAACCAAGAAGCTGAATCACTAACAGGTGTTCGTGCATTTGCCGGTGGCATTAGTGGTGATGGTTTAGGTGATGTAGCTACTGGTATCCGTGGCGCTTTAGATGCTGCAAGTAAACGTGAGCTTGGTATCCTACGAAGAATGTCAGACGGTCTTAAACGTGTGGCTCGTAGAATAATTGCAATGAATGGTGTTTATCTTTCTGAGCAAGAATACGTGCGTGTTACTGACGATGTATTTGCTGACATTAGACGAGATGACTTAGCAGGTAATTTTGACCTAGTAGTTGATATTAGTTCTGCTGAAGTTGATAACGCTAAAGCGCAAGAGTTGGCTTTCATGCTACAGACTATGGGTAACAATATGATGCCTGAACTGTCGCAGAAGATTTTAGCTAACATTGCTCGTCTACGTAAAATGCCTGCATTGGCTAAAGAGTTAGAAGAGTTCAAACCGACTCCTGACCCATTAGCACAACGTGAACAAGAATTACGTATTGCTGTTCTTGAAGCTGAGTTACAGAAGAAAACTATCGAACCTATGTCAGAACAAGCTAAGGCTGTACTGGATAGAGCTAAAGCAGTAACCGAAGCTAGTAAGGCTCGTAAGTTGGATTCGGAAGCTGATATAAACTCTCTGGATTTCGTAGAGAAAGAGTCTGGTACAACTCAAGAGCGTGACTTGCAGAAACAAAAAGCCCAAGCCCAAGGAAACATGGAACTTGAGATTATAAAGAAACAACTTGAAAATTCGGGAGATAAGTCCCAGAATAACTAAGTTCCTGATATGAAAACCCTAAAGCCATAGTACATCTATGGCTTACTTTCATGTTTAATAAGCAATCTCGCCAATGAGGTGAGGACACAAAAAAAGGTAATACAAATGTCAAATGCACATCTTACGTTAGAAGCCGCGAATAAACTGATCAGCAAAAAACAAGCACTAGGTCGCTTACTACAAAACCCAGATTTCAAAGCAGTGGTTCTTGATGGTTATTTTAAAGATGAATGTGTTCGTCTTGTTATGGCTAAAGGCACTCCTTCTATGGATTCACCTGAAGCTCAAGCTGCTGTAATCCGTGACATTGATTCTATTAGCTCATTCAAAGGTTACTTACAAGTAATCGAACACGAAGCAAACCTAGCTGAAAAAGCTATTGAAGACCACAATGAAGATGTTTCTGATGGTCCTGCTGACTCAGACGAAGAATAATTAAAGGAGCTATGTGATGAGTGATCCAAGTTTCGATGATATTGAAAATATGTCTGATGAAGATTTCATGAATATGGAACTACCAGACTATGATGTTTCAAGCGAAGCTGCGGAATCAGTTGAAGACGAAGACGAGGAAGGTGCTTTAGCACCTGAATCGGATGAAGTCGAAACGGATGAACTTGATGAACAAGAAGAAACCGATGAAACTGATGATGCGGAAGAAGATGATGCTACGGAAGAAGAAGAAGAAACTGCAGAAAATCCTGCGGAAGAATCGGAAGCCGAAGATCCACTAGCAGAGCTATATAAACCATTCAAAGCTAACAAGCGTGAAATGGCAGTTACTTCTATTGAAGAAGCTCGTACCCTAATGAAGATGGGTGCTAACTACAGTAAGAAGATGGCTGCTATTAAACCTCTTACCCGTGTAGGTCATATGCTTGAGAAGCATGGCTTAATGGATGAAGAGAAGCTTAGTTACTTAATCGACTTACACAACAAAAATCCACAAGCTATTAATAAAATGATTGCAGATAGTGGTATAGACCCACTTGACGTAAACACTGAAGATAGCGCAGAATACAAACCAAAGTCTTATGCACCTAGTGATAGTGAGATGGTTTTAGATGATGTCATCCGTGAAATTGAAGGCACTGACTCATTCACCAAAACTATTGATACAGTAACTAAATCATGGGACAAAGCATCAAGTGCATCAATTGTAGCTGCCCCACAAGAACTCATTCACTTGAATGAGCAAATGGGTAACGGCGTATTTGATTTAATCTCTGGTGAAGTAGACCGCCAACGTACCTTTAATGGTTTAGTTGGTTTAAGTGATTTTGAGGCATACAAGAAAGTCGGTGCAGAATTATTAGAACGTGCCAATGCTGGTCAACAGCAAGCCGCTCCTAAATCTGAGAGTACTCAATCTAAGTCTAAGCCTGTAAATAAAAAACGTGTAGCTATCCCTAAAAAGAGAACCACTACACACACATCAAATGACCTCTTAGAACTAGATGCTTTAAGCAACTTGTCTGATGAAGAATTTGATAAACAATTTGATAAAAAGTTTAGATAACTTAATTAGGAAGTACTCTTATGACTATGCAATATAATAATCCGGCGGGTGGCGTAGACTCTACGATCGGCGGCGAACAAATGAATACGTTTCTGTACCAACGTAAAGCGTTAACAGAAACTCGTAAAAAGCAAGTGTTCACACAGCTATCAGATACTTTTGGTATGCCTAAGCACATGGGTAAAGAAATTAAGCGTTACGTTTACTTACCTTTACTTGATGACGCGAATATCAATGACCAGGGTATTGATGCAAATGGCGCGACAGTAACTCAAGAAGTTACTATTGAATTACTACCACCTGAAAATACTTCTACTGGTAATGGTTACGTTACTTTGTATGCTGTAGGTGAAGGTAGCTCTGCTGCTAATGCATTGGCTGCTGCTAAAACACGTGCGCTTGATTACTTCAAAGAGTACGGTATTTTTGACACCGACTACAATACGTCTAAAGCTGCTGCTGTAACTGCTGGTTGGACTATTGTTGATACACTAGGCGCAGTTGCTGCATCTGGTAATCTTTATGGTTCAAGTAAAGATATGGGTAAGATGGTTTCTAAGATGCCATTGTTATCTGAAAACGGTGGTCGTGTTAACCGCGTTGGCTTCAAGCGTGTGCAAATCAAAGGCTCTATTGAAAAAATGGGTTTCTTTGACGAATACACTAAAGAGTCTATGGATTTCGATTCTGATTCTGAAAAGCAAATGCACATTAACCGTGAAATGCTTAACGGTGCTTTAGAAATTACCGAAGATGCTATCCAAATTGATTTGATCAATGGTGCTGGCGTTGTGCGTTTCGGTGGTGAAGCAATGGCAACTAACGAAGTAACTGGTGAAGTTGGTGGTTTAGCTTCTGAGATCACTTATGAAGACCTTATGCGTCTTGGTATCGACTTAGACAACAACCGTTGTCCTAAGAATACTAAGCTTATTACTGGTACTCGTATGGTTGATACTCGCGTTATTAATGGCGCTCGTTACCTATACATCGGTTCAGAACTTAAACCAATGTTTAAGCGTATGGCTGATACATTCGGCAACCAAGCTTTCATCTCAGTAGAAAAATATGCTGCTGGTGCTGGTTCAATTGCAGAAGGTGAAATCGGTTCTGTTGATGAGTTCCGTATCATCGTTGTTCCTGAGATGGCTCATTGGGCTGGCGAAGGTGCACCTGTTACTGATAATGCTGGTTTCCGTGAAACTGGTGGTAACTACGATGTATTCCCTGCACTTGTTGTAGGTTCTGAATCTTTCGTAACTATTGGTTTCCAAACTGCTGGTAAAACAGTTAAGTTTAAAATCAAGCATGTTGCTCCTGAATCAGAAGCATCTTACGGTGCACATGACCCGTACGGCGAGCTTGGCTTTATGTCAATCAAGTGGTACTACGGTATGATGATTTTACGTCCTGAACGTATCGCATTACTGAAATGTGTTGCTAGCTGGTAATCCAGTAACGTAACCTCTACTAAGCCCCTTAATTGGGGCTTTTTAGGTGTAAACTTCTGGGTATCACCCCAATCCAAAAAAGAGAGCTAGGCAATGACATTACTTGAAAAAGAGAAAACACCTGAAGAATTAGAACAAGAAGAAATGGTACTACTAAAGCGACGTGCTACGTCACTAGGTTTACCATTCAGTCCTAACATTGGTCTTACTACTTTACGTGACCGCGTAAGTAAAGCCATGAATCCTGTTGCTGATGATGAAGACAGCGAAGTTACTAGTACAGATAAAAATGTGCATGTTGTTGAAACTAAGCACCAGCGCAATGCTCGCTTACGTAAAGCAGCTTCTAAACTATATCGCGTACGTATTACGTGTCTTAACCCTAAAAAGAATGAACATGAAGGTGAGTTCTTTAAAGCGTCTAATTCAGTGGTAGGTACACACTCACGTTTCATCCAATTTAATGAACCATGGCATGTAGAAAAAATTCTACTTAACATGATTGAAGAGCGTAAATACCAGCAATTTTATACAACTACTGTTAATGGTAAAAAAGTGCGTAAAGCTAAGTTGGTTCAAGAATTTGGTATTGATTACTTACCAGCTCTTACACCTAAAGAACTTGAAAAATTAGCTAAAGCACAAGCTTTACGTGATGGCGCATCAAACGATTAATAGGTAAATAGTCATGGTAGATATAACAATAGATACAGTCACCGAAGGTTCCTTAACAGGTAACGGTAGTTTTGATAAGTTGATGCGTGTAGCTGCTGCTCATTTAAAGAATGAGTACACTAGCGGTCGTATAGATGGTGAAGATTATTCCACTGTCTATTTAGGTATTGTGCAATCTGCCATGGCTCAATCTATTCAGTTTGAGCTGCAGCGTGAATTACAAAGCGCACAAGCTAACCTAATTAAGCAACAAGAAGCTAATGCAGTACTAGAAGGTTTAGGCACTGTAGAGAGCACTAAGCTTGTTGTAGCGAAGACAGCTACCGAAGGTAGTAATAAGAAATTAGTTGACGCACAGGTCGTTACACAGGGCGTACAGCAATTAGATATTGAAGCTGGTACAGTTCTTAAAGAAAGCCAAAATACTCAAGTATTAGCAGATACACTTAACATACCTAAACAAGGTTTGTTGTTAGATAAGCAAGCAGAAAAACTTACTGCTGATATTGCAGTATCTGTAGCACAGAAATCTAACTTAATTGCTGATGGTTTGAATATTCCTAAACAAGGTTTATTACTTGATAAGCAGGTGCTTGATGTATCGGCAGGTATAGAGCTTAAAGGACAGCAAGTACTTAACTTGGCTTCTGAACGTAACTTGACTGATGAGAAAGTAACGAGTGAAGAAATAAACCAAACACTCATTACTGAACAAAAGGCTATGTTTACGCAACAAAGAACCAATCTACAAGCAGAAGCTTTGAACATACCAAAACAAGGTACTGTACTTACAAACCAAGCTGCTAAGATTGTTGCTGACACTACTTTATCAACACAACAGAAAACAAACTTGGTTTCAGAAGAACTTAAAATAGATGCGGAAACAGCATTAATAGGTCAGAACAAAACCAACGCAGTTACACAGAACACTGTGCTTACTTCACAGAAGAGTAAAATCGATTCTGAGAAATCATTACTCGACCAGAAGAAAGCAACCGAAGAAGCACAAATCAAAGATACAGCAAGCGGTGTAACTGTTGCTGGTGTTATCGGTAAACAGAAAGCTCTGTATGCTCGTCAGACAGAAGGCTTTGAATGGGATGCACAAGTTAAGCGAGTTAAAGCAGCTAACGATGTGTACGCTATAGCTAAGTCAAATGACCCTGATGCAGTGTCTGACCCTAACAATATGATTTCAGTGTTACAAACAATGCTAAGTGATTTAGGCAGGTAACATTCAGAAGCATTTTGGTGTAAATTATAAAGGACTCATTTGAGTCCTTTTCTTTTAATTAAGGTTTTTAAATATGGCAACTTATACGGTAGTAGGTGCATCAGCTACACCAATATTCACAGAACGTCCTAATATAATTAGGTCATCTATTTTGCGTGCTGTCATAAATGATTGGGAAAAAGTACCTACTATTCTTGACGGGCTTGTCAGTGGTTACAACGTAGATTTCCGTAAAGCATATAGCTATGGATTGAATGACTACTACCGTGGCATATGGCAAGCAAATAATGAAGATGAGCTTATAGATTGGGATGCAGTAAAATCTTGGCTAGCTGGTGAACTAAGTACTTCGTCTTCTGATATTACTTACGTAACTAATGAGTATGATAAAGTTATTACGGCAATATATGAACTGGCTAATATAGCTAATGTTTTTAACGGTAAAGTAGATAAACGTAGTGGCTATTATATTAACATGTTTAATATGCCTACTGGTTATGCGGCAGAAGTAACAGATGTTGAGTACGAAAGAAGTAACCCAGATGATGACCCACAAGCACCACCTGAATATGATTTGGTTGTTACTTACGATATGTTTGACCCAGATAATAAAGCAGCTACTTTAGAAACAGGCAAAATTTATAAGACTTGGAGTGACTTCAGAGACCCAGGTAGCACACTAAATAAAGTGGTGCGTATACGTTTTAGTTATGGTGCTACCTCAGATTTCTATTTTACTTATGACCCACAGAAATGGACTTACCCTGACCTAACAGAAATTATATTAGGTGGTATCCAAAGCCAGTACTACCCACTGGCTTTAATAAGATTAGGTTCTCTTGAATCAAGTCCAGAATGGATAGGTGAAGAGTCTACTGAAGATGCTGAGGAAAACGCTGAACGTCTTAAACAGACAGAACGTTTACTAGAATATTACGGTATGGACTTAGATACTATAAAAGAAAATCTTGAGTCTAACCCTGATATTGCTGAAGTAAACAGAGCGTATATCGCACCTGCTTTAGTTATTTCCGATATACTTGAGCTAGATGAAATACTCTTAGAATACTTGTATAAGTTTATGGAATACATAATTGAAAACTATGGTCCTAAAACCAAACTTGAATGGGAAGAGTCTGGAAACATATACAGAGGTGACACCTCTTACTTATGGTTCTATGAGCAGATACCTTCTAGTTTCAAAGTACAGCTTTCATGGGGCTACATGGATAGCCAAACAATACCTTATATTAATGGCGAGTCTGGTTATAAGTTCGGTAAGTATATTAACTATGACCAAGGCTACAACGATACTTGGGAGATAGAAGAACAAACAGGGGAAGTTAGTTATATCTATGTTGATTACTATGATGCTGTAGCACGAACAGGCAGAAGAATGCGAGTAGGTAACTTAGCTAATAAGCTGGTTACTAATTATCTGGATAGTACTCAGACACCGATATATACACTTAGAAATGCTTTCCCTTTAGATAGTGAAGATGTTTTATCAGGCATTGTTATACCTATGAACCATACAGTAGTTAGTAGTATGTCAAAATCTAAAGCTACAGCAGCAATGCTATCAAGTATGGTTCTAGTTACTCAATCATCTAAGCAGATAAAACTTAAATGGTATGAGCGAGAAGACTTTTGGGCAGCAGTTAAAGTTATTGTTTTTGTTGTGTCTGTTATATATATGTCACCTCAAATAGGTGTTGCTGTTCAACAAGGTATTAGTGAAGTAGTTGCCTATATTCTTGAAGCCATTATTATAGGTGCTGCTGTTTCTGAAGCAGTGGGTGTAGTAACTACATTCCTAGCTAACCAATTTGGTGGGGAAGTAGCACTTGTACTAGCTATAATAGCAGCAGCAGTTTCAGCTTATTACGGATTTACTGGTGAGACTTTTGCTTACTTACCTAATGCAGAGGATATGCTTAAAATCGTAACCTTAGTGGCTCAAAATATTAATGAGTTTACAGAGGAAGAGTTTAAAGACCTCGAAGAAGAATACGCAGAGTTTTTAACAGAATACAATGAAGCAATGGATGCTTTAGAAGAAGCGAGTGACGGCTTATTAGATGTCGGGGTAGACCCAGCTTGGATAGTACGTAACACTGGTTTCTTAGCAAATGAAACACCTGATAATTTTTTCGGTAGAACAGTAGGTTCACCTAATCCCGGTGTGTACGCTTTAGATGCACTAACGAATTTTTACGAAGGGCAATTAGAATTACCTAGTGTTAATACTTCTGGTTTAAGTTTATAAAGCTTCTGTGCAGAACACAACCACCTTAGTATACTAGTGAGGTGGTTCAATTAATTTTAAGGGTTAATACGATGGCTAACGGCTACACAGGCAATATCGATGGGTTCAGTGACTTACTAAAAAAACAGTCAACAAGCCCATTAGGGAATGCTACTACTGTTTTTGGAGGTACAGGTGTACCTACAGATACTAGTGGTTTTGGTAATTTTACTTCTTTAGGTGAGATGGATTTTTCAAACTTACTAGCAGACCAGACAGGTATAAACCAAGCTGGTCAGTTACAAAATGGTTTAGGTGGGCAAATTTCTACTGGTGGTCTAACACAAGGTGCGGATAGTTCATTCTTTAGTAATGGAAACCTCAACACTGCGGCTACTGGCTTAAGTGCACTTAATGGTCTTCTAAGTGCTTACACTGGTATTAAAGGTTTGGGGTTAGCAAAGGATCAGTTCAATTACCAGAAAGACTTATCCAATACTAATTTGGAAAATAGTGCTAACTTAACGAATGAGCGTTTAGCTACTCGACAAGCAACACGTTTGCGTAGTGCTGGTGAGACAGACCAATCAGTTATTGATAGTGCTGTTAGTGATTACATACAGAAGTATGGCGCTAATACTAAGGCAGGGGGTTAATATGGCGCAGCCTATTACATGGCGCTCAGTAGGTGGACCTAATTTCAGCGACTCTAACAACCTACGCGCAGCTTCGATAGCTGGGGTACAAAACAGCATCAACGGATTACAAGCACTAGCTGCTAATACCGTACGTGGTCGTGAAGCTGCGGCAGCGACAGAACAAGATAACTTAACGCAAGGAGTGTTGAACCAGATTCAAGGTATCGGGTCACTTGAGCAATACAACAAACTTAATGCCGGAGGTAATTTCTCAGCAGAGCAATTAGCCGCTGCTGGTTTGAACCAACAAAATATTGGTAAGGCACTCACTCAGTTTCAAGGTCGTGATAATGTATTACGTACCGACCAAACATCAGAGAATGCCTTTAATGATCAAGTAGCAACTCAAGCAGAGAAGCCAATTAATATAGCTGCTCAGTCATTGCTTGCTGGTCGTGACTATACTGGTTTAGAAAAGCTATTAGAGGATAACCCTACGCTATCTAATTCAGGTCAACTACGTAACAGTATAATTGAGCAACAACGTGGTGATGCGACTAATGAGTACAATATAGGTCAACGTGATATTAAAAGAGGAGAAGAGGAACAATCACGCCTTGTTGATAACTTAGTAGGTAGTGCAGTACAAGCTGCAAATTCTAGTGATACTGCTACAGGACGTAGTGTTTTAGCAGATGCTTTGGGTCAACTGAATTTACCAGTATCTTTAGTCAATAAAGCTAATAGTGATTTTATTACTGGCGTTGATGCAGGTAATAAGAAAACCGAAAAAGAAACGAAAGCAGAGGATAGACGTAAAGCGGGTATCCAAGCTTTGTATGATAACGCTAATGAGCAGATTGCTTTTGAAGAAAGTCGTACTAAGCTTAATGCTCCGAAGTCTGCTGAACAGAAACTAACTGAAGATAGCGCTGCAATTGATGAAATTGTCACTGCTGCTCCTGAAGAAAGTTTTCTACGTAGAGCAGCTACAGGCTTTAGTCCATTAGGTTTAATTGGTTCGGGTGTAACTAACCTGTATGACTCTGGTGCTTTTGGTTCACCTGACCTTACAAAAAGTGCTACTAAAGATTTATTTGAAGGTATTAGCCAGGGCAATAAAGCATATGAGTATAACCCTAGCGGTGACAAGATTATCGGTATTAAAGATTATGATCCTAATACTGATGACCCAGCCAATATTGTTAAACTTACAGCAGCTCAATTACAGCGTGCAGCAACGGGTGCTAAAGACCCTGAGACTGGTAAAACAGACCGTGACACATTATACAATGCTCTTATCAATACAAGCACACAAGCCAACGGTGAGCGTGATGTACTGAGCCAGAAAGTGTTGAATGAGTTACGAGGACAATTACGTGTTGCATTGAAAGCTGAGGACACTGATGCAATCAAACGTATTTCAGATAGATTTCAACAACAGAGTCGCTAGGACTAACAAAATTTAGTTAATAGTAATACACTACCCCGAATCTATATTTTATTTTCAGGGTAGTTAGCTTAACTACTCTATTTAGGAGCGGTTATGGCGAACACCCCAAGCACCAGAGATATTGCACAAACACTAATTGCCCGTGGTATGTCACCCGAAGATGTAATAAAAACTGCAAGTAATATTCAGGGTGCTGGCGAGCGCGGTACACTAAATGTAAATGCAGATATGCTTGCTGACATTGTAAATCACATGAACCCTGAAGCTAATGCACCTGCTATTGAACGTCCTGTAGACGTAGTGCCTGAATCAAGACCTTATGCAGAAGGTGAGCAACAATTGTTTGCACAAACTGATATTGCACCGAACGTGCAACGCATACCTACATTCACACCTCCAAATATTGAGCGCCCTGTAGTTGCACAAGCACCTGAACCAACAAATGAACCAACTACCAATAATGGTTTTGCTTATGCTAAAGCAGCATTTGATACTGTCACGGCACCTTTTGAGAAAACACCTCAGTATGTAACTAAAGGTCTTGATATTTATCAGCAGAATACGCATGAAGGTACACCAACTACACTAACAAGAGTAGCCCCAGCTACGCCTGAAAATATTAGTAAGTACAAACCTACTCAAGAAGTGTCACCTGACTATGATGAGACACGTGGCTTAACACCTAGTGAAAAGCGTATCCGTGAACTAGATGCCGCTGTTTCTAAACATCGTGATGCTGTTATCAAAGGTAAAGACCTACGCGAGCCTAGAACAGACTTAGAAGTAAATCAGGATATTGCTACTGCTGTAGGTGCTAAAGGTGCTTTAGGTTTAGGACAGATGGCTTACGGTGCACTTGATCTGTTATCAAGAAAGAATCCAGTAAGCGAAGCATTAGGTGCTGTAGACCAATTAGCCGGTACTGATTTAAAACCAGATAGTTTAGATGCTATATCTAGTCGTATTAATAAAAAGCTTACTGGTAATGACCAAGCGCTATCACAAAATTTTAACCAAGCGCGTGAATTTATTACCGATAACTTTAATAGTGATCAGGTTAAATCTGAATTAGAAGAAGTGGCTCGCTCTGGTCAAATACGTGACGAAGGTCGCGAAGTTCGTATTGAGAAAATGCTTAATCAAGGTTACTCAGAACTTGGCGCTAGTGTTGTTGACCTTGGTGGTGATATTGGGGCGGCACTCGAGAGCTACAAAACCAATAAGCTAGCTTTATACGATGTGGCTTTAGAAAGCTCACTTCAACTATTTGCTGGTGGTGCTGTAGGTAAAGCTGCTCAAGCATCTAAACTTAGTGGTTTATCTGCTGCTGAAATTACTGCTTATAAAGCTAGTGATGTGGGTAAGGCTGCGTTAAGTAAAGCTGCATCAAGAGCCAACTTGGCTTATGTAAGTGCATCAGAAGGTTTGTCTAATGCGGTAGATGCTAAGGCGAGAGTACTTGGTAAATCAGAAGAAACACTATCATCTAATATTCAGTACCAAGATTTACGTAAAGAAGGTATGAGCTTTGAAGATGCTCGTATGGAACTATCAAAAAGAACCTTTGACACTACATTAGTAATGGTAGGTTTAGGTGCTGGTTTAATTTCTAAGGCAACAGGTGCTTCAAAATTTGAAGGTAATTTACTTACAGGACTTGGTGGTTTAGATAAAGCGATACCTAAAATACTAACCCAACCTGCGGCAGGTGCTATACGCGAAACGCTTGAGGAAGCTGGTCAGTCTGGTCTAGGTCAAACTACAGCTAACACTGCTGTAAAAGTATTTGCTGATAAAGATGTTGGTATTACTAAAGGTACTGGTGCTGGTATTGCTGCGGGTAGCTTAGCTGGTGGACTTACTGGTGCTGGTGCGGGCGTAGTATCTGGTGGTACACAAGACCTAGTTAAAGTAGGCACTGCGGTTAAAAAGGTGCTAGATAAAATAGACGTACCTAATGCATCTACTTTGGTTCCTGAATCAATCAAACGTACTGCGCGCGTTGAATCAGCAATTGCATCAGGTAACACGGCGGCTATTTTAGATAGCACTAAAGATACGTACAAAGCAGAAGATGCATTGGCTGTATTGTTGTCACGTAAAGTATTGGAAAGTAATCCAGACAAACCACTTGCTGAAAAAATTCAGGAAGTAGGTACTCACATAACTAACTTGTATAAAGAAGTTACTGCTGAGACAGATGCAATAGCAACCCCTGAAGACCAACAAGCTGTAGCCGCAAAGCAAGCCAAGATGGTTCAGTACATTAAAGCTGTTGGTCAGATGAAACGCTTTGATGAATTAAGCTCAGAAGACTTGGCTGCTGCAATTACTTCTATTGCTGAAATTAGTAACCCAACGGATGCTAACAGTACTGCGAACCAAGTATTAAACTCAGCTCCTTCATCAGAGCAAGCAAGTGACTTACTTAAAGCAGATGGTTTAACTGCTGAAACTACCTCGCGTATTAAATCATATGTATCTACTCAACAAGCAGTAGAGCAAGCCAAAACACTTGAAGAAGTAAATCGTGAAGTGTTTGAGGGTAGTGAGACTAATATGGGTTTAGTTGATCACATGAACGTGATCCAATTAGCCACTGATAATAATGACACTGCCGGTGCAACATCTGCCATAAATAATTTTGCATCATTTGCTAAAGGTCACATGGCAAAGTACCTGGCACTTAAACAAGGTTTTGCTGCTTATAAGAAAAATCCTAATGACCCAGAAGTTGCACGTATAGCTGAGAAGACCGGTATCACTATTGATAATACTACTGGTAAATTAGTAGCTGCTACGAAAGCAGAAGCTTTTGCACTTAAACATGCACTATCAGAAGCGTCATTAATGATGCAGAAAAAATTTGGTAATAAACCAAAAGTAACAGAAGCTGCACCTATCACACCTAATGGTGAAGTAGTGCCGGTGGTTACAACATCAGAAGCTACAACTAAATCTGTAGAAGCTGCGATTGATAGTACGCCAATATCAGAAAGTGATGCTGCGGTTACTGCTGAATGGGAAGCTGCTGTAGCCGAAGCTGGTATCACTATCAACAATGACTCAACACCTGAGATTACTGCCGCTGACGTACCAAGTAATATTGCTACTGACTTCGCTGTAATGCCTGACCTTGAATTAAAGGAAGCTTTTGATACATCAGTACGCTTTGCATCTGAAAGTAAGAATGCATTTAAACAAACTGAATTAGCTAACCGTGAGTTAGTTAAGCGTTATGGTTCATTAGCTACAGCACTTAATGTATTGACTGATTTAGAATCTGGCTCAACAAAAGCAAAAGATGCTTATGAAGCAACTCAAGCAATACAGACTACTGAGACTAATGAGTTGGTTTCACAGTTCCCTAAGAGCAAAGCAGCTAAGACTGTACAAGGCATATTAGATAGTGGTGAAGCACTTACGGCAGCACAACAATTACGTGCCTTAAAATCGCTTAGACGCGTTGCTAGCATAGACCTTAAGAACCGTGCATCTAAATCAGCTAACCCTGAATTATTTACTCTTATTGAACAAGCTGCATTCGCTGAAAAAATAGGTGATACAGAATTATCTAAAGAGCTTTACGCAAAAGTAGATGCTATTCAGAACGAAACTATAGGCAAACGTGATGCCTTGGATACTGTTCGTGAGTATGTTGGTCAGTATGTGAACACAGCTAACCTACGTAAAACACTGTCTACTGGATTGAATAAGGTTAAAAAAGCTGACGGCAAACAACGAGTAGATAAGATTTTAGACTCTATTAAAAAGTTTGTTGAGAAAGTACCTTTTGAGAACCGTGAGCAAGCATTACGTGATGTAACAGCAGGTCTTAAAGTTTACGCTAATGGGCAAAGCGAAGCGCGAGCCAATACACCGTTTAAGCGTTTTGGTTTACGCGTAGCTAAGAACTTTTTGGAGCGCCCTACTTATACAATTAAACGTGCTTTGGAAGAGAATGCATTCCTAAAGAGTAAGTTTAAAGTACGTAAAACTGAAAGTGTTTTAGCCAATGAAAAGAACTTCTTTGATTTAGATATTAGCGATATGGCTGTAGCTAAAGACCTTAATGAAGAAGAGCGTACTAAGCTGCTTGATATTCAGGAATTTACACAAGACTTCCGTGAGAACTTTGAAGCTACATTCAATAAAGCAGACCCACGATACACAGGCAGAAATCCATCACAGGAATTGTTTAATACAATTACTGGTCATAATACTGACGGTAATATTGTTGCTGGTATGGCTATCGTTGCCTACAACTACTTAGGTGATAAAGCGTTTGATGGTTTCGTTAATGATGATGCAGCTATTAATGCGCTACTTAAAGACAAGAAACAAGATGACATAGTAAGTCGTTTAGAAGAAGACTTGCTTGCTGATGTAGGTAACAACTTACGTACTGTAGCTGAACAACTAGGTAAAACTTATTTACGCTCGTTAGGTATCAATGCACCTAAAACTACCGAAGCTATTCTAAAAGGTAAAATGGAAATATCAATTGGTTTCCAAATTATTGATGTGCTTGAAGCTCAAGGCTTAGTAAAAATTACTCAGGTAAATAACAACACACTAAACTTTGTGCAAGGCTTACCTACTGTAACTGGTTCAGTTGAAAACACTAAGTTTATTAACGTTGCTGAGTCTAGTGTAAATAAATTTACACCGGCAGCTTCACTAACTCGCTTTACTACTGATATGACATCAGGACGTAAGCTAATGGAGAAACTATTTGATGTTGAGTCAACTGTAACAGCACCACATGATACTCCTCCTGAGTTTGTGCAGGAGAAGCTTTTAGCTAGTGATCAGAATATCCCAAGCAAAATTAAAAAGATTGCTGAGAAATCGTCACACACTAAGCATACTTGGAAGACTGGTTTAATGGGTGTATTGCTGTCACTTGATGAAGAAGCTCAAGAAGTGATCGGCGGGGTACAACATGACCTATCAGGTGAGCATGCACTAAACCATAATTCTATACTACGTAACAACGAAGCTAAGATTCGTGGCTTACAGCATATGCGTGATTTCTGGGATGGTAGTGCGGATAAAACATCACCGTTCTACTTCATGCATGTGGTATGGAAAAACTTCCGAATGGGTATTGCATCAAACACTATCAATATTCAAACAGATAAGAACCATAGGCATGTAATAGCGCCTGAGTCATTCACAGTGAAGATTGGTAAGTCAGACCTACAACTGATGGATAACTTCTATATCGCCGTAGGTGAAGCATTAGGCACATCACCAGATAAAGAATCAATTGCTGCTGGTGTTGCATCTGCGAGAAGCACTATTGATAAGCCAGTAATACAAGAAGCTGTTGATGCATATATCGCTATTGAAGATTGGGGGCATACTCCTGAGAACCAAGCAGCCTTACTTGCTGGTATCCAAGCAGGTGGTAACAACATGTTTAGCCTAGATGGTATATCTGCATTGGCTTCACAGAAACGTGCCTATGCTAATGGCGAGACATCGTTTGTTACTGACATCGGTCGTGAGGTTGATGGTTTAACGAATGGTGTAGCACTGAGCTTACTTCAAATAGTAGGTGCATCTACATGGTCACAACTTGAAACCATGCTTGCACGTACTGGTATGTTTACTGATCCAGATATGACATATGCTAAATGGCGTGAACAACCAGGCAACTATGATAGCTATGAAGATATTTCACTAGGCTGGACTAATGCGTTTAAAGAATTAAAAAAGGTGATCACTACAGGTGTTGGTTACGATAACCTTACAAAAGGTGAGCAGCGCGCTGTGCAACGCCTTAAAAAGAACAAGGTAAATCTTAACAAGCTTAATGCTTTAGAAACTATAGTAGGTTCGTTTATAGAAGATAAAGAGTCTTCTTCTGCTTTAGATGTAGTAACTAAGTTAGGTCGTCAATTGGCTAAAGACCCACTAATGACTTCTAACTACGGTGCTGCTATTAAGAAAATTATAGCCAACTTCTCTATGACTGTACTGGATAAGCTGCATGAAGAGATTGCTAAGAACCTAGCTACTATAGAAGTAACTGATAAGTTCATAGCTTCTAACAAAGGCGTACTAGCACTTAAAAACTTCGACAAACGAGCAGAAGCCAAAGCAGAAGGTGCAAAGGCACGTGCACGTGTTGAAGAACTTCGTAATGCAGTAAACACCGTTGTAGGTAAACGAGTTAAATTAGATAAGAAAGTTGGCTTAACTGATGAAGTAGACGTTGCTAATTTTGTAGATACGGTAAGCGACTACTTTGGCGCACCGCTAGAAACAGCAATGGATGAGAAGTTTGGTACATTCGTAGAGTCGCGTAAATTGTTGGTGAATGCCGTTAGCGAAGCAACCACTATGTTTAAGAAAATGTACCATGCGCGCATAGAGTCAGAGAAGGCTGAACGTAAAGCACTAGACCCTAACTTTGTAGACTTGAGCCAAGAAGATTATTTAGAAATAGAGCGCGACCTTAAAAATGTAATGCCTATAATGGCTAACTATTTTTCTGAAAGTGTTGAAGATGGTTTCATGCCTGTAGGCAAAGAAAACATTGTAACCAAGGATGCTACATCTCGTATCGAGTATAAGTACAGCAAACCTCATTCATACAATGAACGTGGTCACACAGGTACGCACCAAACAAATAAACCTACTAAGCCAGTTGGTTCATTAAACTCTATGTCTTATAACCAAACATTTGAAGATGCTGGTCCTAATGCTGTAGTTGGTCAAGTACATGGTATGGATGCTGCTACTATGTATTTAACCATGGCTGAGTACGCTGCGGTTAACGTACATGATGCCTTAATATTCTCACTTAATGATGTAGAAAAAGGCACTGAGACTTTTAATAAGGCTATGACTGATGTTGCCATGAGTGATTTTAGTATCGTAGACAACATAGCAGAGATGCATTCAAGAGTACTTGACGCGTATGCTTCTATGTTCCCTGCAGATTTTGAAGAACTGCCTAATATGTCAGTTGCTCTTAAAGTAATGCAGCAAGAAACGCAGCAGTACCGCGCAGTTATTAAAAACAAAATTGCAGTAGTACAGCAGTACAATAAAGGGGAAGGTGGTGCATATAAAACTAACTTACCTTCGTTAACTGAATTAGGTTTTCAAGAAGTGGAAGCTGAATTTCTTGAAACGTTCAACATACCTAAACCGGGAGAGCGCGCACCTAAACGTACTGCTAAAAGTATTTACTCTAAAGAAACTGCTAAAGAGTTTTTGGACGAAGTAGATAAGGCTGTTGAGTCTTTGGACACTAGAAAAGGGCGTAGACTTCTTGGGACATTACGCAATGAGTTTGAGATTAACTTTAATAACTTAGAAGTGTATGAAGCAGAGCGAGCGAACCAGTTAGCTTTAGTATTGGATGACTTGCAAGTAGTACCAGTTGATGTGCAAATATCTATGCCTGATGGTGCTATAGCCAACGACACTAATGTAACGATTGGGGAAAACTTTCTAAAAGAAGTTAACTACGAGTACATCACCGATGCTGTTAATGCGACTAGTGAGTATACGGTAGTTGATTTGTTCTCTACAGACACGGATGTAACAACTGTTGTTTTAAGACGACCTGTAGATGAAAACCAAGGTACATTATTTTCTGACGGTGTATCTAGTATTGATATAGAGAACTTTGTGGCTTCAAGTACTCGCGAAGTAGATGCCATGAACTCTGAACAGATATTCAATGTGCTAGGTAAAGTAGGTAATGTAAGTGACCCTATTACTCACACTAAGCATTTAGAGAAATTACTTGGTACGTTAGTTAATAAAGTAATGGACCCGATTAAGCTGCATGTTCGTTCAGGTGGTAACACTACTGTAGGTGCTATCCAAAACGATAAAGTATTCTTAAACATTGGACGTGGTATGTTAGCCAACGGTACTCAAATGAGTGCACAAGAAACTTACTTACATGAATTACTGCATCACGTTACACAGATAGGTATTAATGCTAATAGTTTGGTTTCGCGTCAGTTAGAAAAGATGTGGGAAATTAGTCGTAAGGAGATTACAGCTAAAGACTTCATAAACATTAATTCTGCTAACCAAATGGTTGACAGAGATGGTGTGGTAATTACCGAACAGTCATTAAGTTACCCTACTGAATTAGCAGCGGCACAGTTACGTTATGATTATATTTATAACAATACTAATAATGACAGTGTTGGTAGAAACTCATACCTACATGAATTTTTGGTATTTGGTACAACTAACCGTGCATTCATGAATGCCTTAGATAAAGTGGATATGACCGTAGCACCTGCAAATAGCTTATGGAAAAATATCTGGGCAGGTGACATTACTTCTACATTCTTGAAAATTGTGGAAAGACTAGCTGATCAACTAGGGCAACGCATTACTGGTACTAAAAATCTGAATGGCAGTGAAGCTATGATGCAGATGGCTCATGCGTTAGCAAGTGTGGATAATACCAAGAAAGGTACTATTGCAGCTACTTACGATAGAGCTACCACAGCATTGGATGCAAAGGTTAAAGCAACTGCATTATGGGCAGTAGCGCCACTGACAGCCATTCTAAAGAGCAAACCAGCTCAGGCTATAAAACCGGTAGCTAATTTAGCGAATGCCGCTAAGAGTGCCTTACATACTAAAGCTCCTGCCTACGCAGTTGCATTACGTGATATGAGTAAGCGTATGGGTATGACTGAAAAAAATCTATTAGGTAGTATTGCTAGGGAGATTGCTGGTTCTGATAAGCTGTCACGTCCTTGGGAAGTGATGAATCGAATAGCTAATAAAATGGTAGACCAAACACGTTTGGCTGCTGCAAAGGCTGTTGAGGGGCATCTAGTAGATAACTTTGAGGAAGGTGTTCTTACTGCTGAAAAACGAACGGCTGTACTAAAGGGTTTATTGAAAACAGAAATTTCATCTTTACTTGATGATGGTGATTATTCAATGAATCAAATACGTGGTTTCATAGAGTCATCTGAAAAGTTAAGTAAAGAGATAGGTCGTTTAACCAGAAAGCTTGAAAATGATTATCCAGGCAATAAAAACTACTACCGTAAAATGGCTACTAGTTTAGGAAGTTATATGGCTACCGGTGTGCATACAGAAAACTTAGGTAAAATGAATGCTCACGTAATAGCTAATCTATATGGTTTAGATAACGCCGAAGTAACTATTGAAGGTAATGTTGAAGCTGCAGAAACAACGATAGATTACTTAGCATCATTGATTGCTTTACAGAAAACCAATCCTACTCAGATAAAAGAGCTTAGAAGTTTGGTAGCTAGTGAGTTTGCAAGAGATCCAATCAACAATGGTATTACATTCACCATTGCTGTTAATAAAGATTTCCGCGAACGTGCATTTAACGAGTTATTTGATGGTGATCCTATCAATGTGCAAAAGGGCTACACTAAAGAAATTTATGACCCTAATGTAACTTATGAGGTTGGTAGCTTAGAAGATGTTATTGAAATGCAGAACGCTAACTTTTTCCGTGTAGGTAACAATCCATTACCTAAAGACCCTCTTGACCCGAACCAAGAAGATAGATACTTGTTTGTTAATAGAGATGGTTTGGTTACTACATGGCAAGCTGGCGCAACATCATTAACTAGTAAAAAAGCTAAAGGTAAAACGCAGTTTCAAATACGTGCTGCTGAGTATGAAGATATTGATGATGCAGCCGCAATTGCTGGTGAAGATTTTGATGGATACCAAAACCAACAAGGTGCAATGATTGAAGCTTTATTCAGTGATGCTCCTTCATATGTTGAAGCAGGTAGTAGCCCATTGGTTCCTATACTTGGTAAGACTGGTAAAACGCGCGCTTACCGTTACTTGATGAACGAACAAACCAAGGAACAGCTATTAGATAAGAACAATGACTTTGTTACTAACATGGGTGTAATGGATGCGAGTATTGTTGATAAGAAAAACTCTGCTGAAATTAATAAAGAAGTGGTTTCACTGGCTTATAAACAGTTCAGAACTGAATACCAAAAAGACCCAAGTGACTTTGTTAAAATAGGTATTGATTCGCACGACCCAGCTTATAAAGAGATATACCAAATGCTTCCTAAAGAGATGCGTATGGAAATTAAAAGAGTATGGCGAAGCGATAACATGTATGTACCAGCTACGTTAGTGCCACTAATTTTTGGTCAACGAAAATGGAGTGTGTCGAATATTGGTAAAGACTTAACTCTTGAAGGTGTATCTAACGATGCGTTAAGAAATATGTTAATCAGTGCCGGTGGTGTACTCAATAAGCCATGGGTTAAAAAGACTGAAAATGTATGGCAAGAAATAATGAAACTGGTTAAAGATGTAATTGTTGTAAGGAGTGGTGTTGTACTAGCGGGTAATATTGCGAGTAATGTATTGTTGCTTATGGCTAAGGGTGTTAATCCTAAAGACGCTGTAAACGCACATACTGTCGCGGTTCGAGCTGCTAACAAACATCAAAGAGATACTAAAGAGTTAGACCGATTAAACCGATTAACTCGGATTGGTCAGGGTACTGCGGAGACTAAATTGAGGATTGCACGACTGAAAAACAGCATTGCTGTAAATCCAGTTAATGACTTAATTAATGCAGGTGTGTACCAAAGTATCGTAGAAGATTTAGCTTCTGTGGATGATACGTACACATATAAAAATCAGTTACAAAAGTGGGCAAGTCCTGTTACTGATAAACTACCTAATTCTTTGAAGACTGGTTTAAAAGTTGCCACTATAGCGCAAGATACTAGTGTGTATAAATTCCTACGAGACACCACTCAAATGAGTGACTTCGTAGCACGTTATAGTTTACATGAGCATAACCTAAAGAAAGGAATGGACCCTAAAGAGTCTATACAAGATATAGTACAGACATTCATTGATTACGATAATCCTACTCACGTAGCTTTACAGTATGCCAATGATATGGGTATGGTTATGTTTACTAAGTTTTTCCTAAGAATACAACGTGTAATAGCTGATTTAATACTGAACCATCCAGGCAAAGTATTACAGATAGCTACCCTCCAAGCTGCGTTAGTCGATATGCCTGATGTACTGGATTCATTCATACCATTCACTGATGTAATAGGTAAGATTAATTTGAATCCAGTAGGTGAAGCAATAGATGGTCTAACCGCCCTACCGTTGATAGCAGCTACTGAATAAGTAGCTACCTTTCAGCTTTATCCTCAGTAGACTCATCTTCGGATGGGTCTTTCCCCGCCTCTTTAATTACATAGATAACACCAAATACGCAGAATAATACTACTAGTGCTACTGCTATATAAGAAATAGAAGCTATGAAACCAAGTAACAAAGCTAGACAAGCTAGCCCTGCTACAATTTCACGGAAGTCCGAAAATGTTTTGCGGAAACCTTTTTTCAATTACGCTTTACCGAATAACTTTTTACGCGGTTTTGTTTCAGTTGGAGTATCTTCTTCTTCCGCATCGTCCGCAGCATCTTCTTCTTCGCTGGTTTCGATTTCATCTGCTGGATCAAAAGGAGGTGTATCATCTTCAGTAATTACTGTGTCTTCTGGGTCAGTCACAACAACTTCTTTAACTACTTTTTTAGAAAAAGTTTTTTTAGATGGAGTAGTTTTCGCCGGAGCTTCAACTTTAATTTCTTCATCCGATACAGTCTGAGGAGTAAAACATTCAAACTCAAAATCAACTTCAGCATATGGACCCGTAGGTTGACGACCCGCAACAATGTTTAACTGCACTGTGCTTGCATCTGCTGTAGGGATTTTAGCTTTTAAATGTGCTTTAACTGCTGCTTTTAATTCTGCTTCATCGAACTGGATTTTAATAGCCATTACTTTGTTCCTGTATATAAACGTTTATAAATTTCAAATTGATCGGTTTGAACGCCAGCGTGAAGGGCTGCAATAGCGTCAGCTAAGTGTTCATTTGCACTATTCAAGACCATTACCCCATGTTTCTTGTAACGGAGCCATGGAAGCTCTGGGTACTCGTTTACGACCCAATCAATCATTTGTTGCTTAGTCGCGTTTTTGGTTCCGTGACCAGCTAGTTTTACCTCAGTAGCTGTTACATAGATAATCGGTATATTCAATGCTGCTGTCAGTGCAATACAAACACCGTAGCTCTTCATGGCTGCTGCTGATTGACTACCTACAGGCAGTTCAACACATATAACGTCCAATCCCTCAAAGAATGCCGATGTCTCCTTAAAGAGCTTCTGGGCGCGTTCAAAGTCTTGCACATTTTTACGCAATACTTTTTTGTTTTTAGTATCAACACTGGTTTGTACCAATGATAATTCAAGGTCAGACAAATAACCTTCGTCCATATCCAACTTGGCTTTAACTAAACCAAAGTTTTTCATGGAAGGGTCGAAACCCCCAATATTCAAAATAGCCATAATTTCCTCAAATAAAAAAGGCTACCTAAGTAGCCTTATGTTAGAAGATTTAATTATTACTTTTTATTGAACATTGATTTTTTAGGTTTGCCTGCATCAGCATCACCTTTGTTACCGCCGCTAGTTACAGAGTTACCACCACCACCGCCTTTTACTTCTTTGTAAGTATTGAATGGCTTACCTTCATACTTTTCTAACCACTTGTCTTTAAATTCAGGCTCAACGCCTTCTAAAGCTTCTTGTAGTGTATGACCTGAATCAGCTTCAAATACTGAACCAATTTCGTTGAATGCGCGCTCTTCATTAACGTCAACGTACTTACCAGAAACAAGTTCTTGCTTGTTCTTGATAACATGCTTGATAGCTAGCTGAACTTCTTGACCGATCATGTCAGTCACAACTTCTACTTCTGTAGGAATTTCTTTACTTGCAGCTTTAGAGTAATGCTTAACTGTGATGGTTTCAGTTTCAAGGTCAGTAATATCAGTTTCGATAGTAAGCATCGCAAGAGCATTAACGATGTTATAACCAGGCAGGAAGTTTAATGCGCCAGTGTTTTTATCTTTGTAAGTAGGTGAATTACCTTTAGCATCACCTGAAGCAACACATAACGATTCACGGTAATCTAAACCTTTAGAATCGGTAGCAGTTAAGTAACACATCATTGCGCCAGAATCTGCAGCTAAGAAGTAAATGTTTTTAATTTTGAAAAGTTCAACACCTGATGGGCGAACTGTTGATCCACCAAGACGGTCAATCGGTGCTTCTACTTTTTCTTTCGTTTTTAGTGCTTTTAAAAATGACATAATATCTCTCTAATTAATCGGCGTAGTATTCATGAAGACGACTCATTACTAATTGAGCATCGTTATCAATAAAGGTTTCAGAATCATCCCACATATCATCTGATGCGCGCATACGCTCATTGACAGTTTCTTTAGTCTGCATGGTTTGGAACACGTACTTGAAGCCAAGACGTTCTTCTTTCTCACTGTAAGAAAGTAAAGAATTTTCGTACTTCTTAAGTTTCTTAACAGGCATACGCTTAGTAAGAACAATAGTACTGAAAAATGATTCAATACCTACGTTCATCAATGAACCTTTAACTTTCACTAAAGTTTCAAAACTAACAGCATTACCTTCAGTCACTTCAGTATCAGAAGTATGAGCAAGAATAATAACATTCTTACTAGACGTAGCAATGTAGTGTGAAAATAATTTCTTAGCAAATTGGAAGTAATCGCCCCAACCTTGCTGAGTATTAGCAGAACCAACAATATGCTTTGTCTCGAACATATCCATAAGGAATGTAAGAGTATCAATAACTATTGTATGAATTTCTGGGTCATTTTCAGCTTCTTCAAACGCATCATACACTTGGTATGGGTCGGTAATTTTGGCTTGTAAAAAATCTGAACGATAAGGTAATTTCTTATGTTCACAGTTTAAATAAATAACACCTTCTGGGTTCTTAAGGTGTTTCAAGCTTCGCGATTTACCTGTAGATGCTTTACCACAAATAAGTACTAAGTTGTCATTCTCGTACTCTTCTTCTTCAACCTCGTCAGGTTGTGATTTATCTAGCATAAATGCTCCTATTGGATTATCAAATAAAGGGGCGTATGCCCCATAAATTAAGCATCTCTAGCGGCAATAGCTTTTGCTGCGCTAACCAAAATAGTTCTACTGATTTCCTTCTCGGTCATCTTATCAGGTAGCTTCTCGTTAAAGTCTAATACGTACTGTCGTACATCAACTAAATCAAGACCATTCTCGACCAGCATCAATGCGTACTTGATCATTTGATTGCTGCGATTACCATTACCAGTATTATCCACAAACCAACGTTCCAAGTTAGTTAATGAACCGGTATCGAGTAACTGCTTCTTACGTTCCTCATTCTTACTGGTTTTAGGTATGAATGGTAGCGCGTCTATTGACTCACCTTCGTTATCAATGAATGAACCATTATGAGTTAACCACTTACGAGAACGTTGGTTTGTCTCAGTATCTACATCAAATGGTAGCCACTCATAAAAATTATTCATGAACTCTTTGAAGTCTGCTGCATCTAACTTCAATATGTAGTTAAGTGGGAATACCATACGATAACGGTTTACTTTAGCGGTGTGGCGTTTAGTGGTATATAAATGGAAGGTATAATTTTCCATTAGTTTAACTGCCGCTTCGATAGGGAAACCATCATCTATATCAATAACAATCATATTGAAACCAGGAACACACTTTTCTTCACAACGATGACCTTCGAGTACTTTGTGAGTAATCCAATGGTGATCATCCAATTGGGTCAACTCTGATATACTACTAAAAGGCACTTCATCGTCAAACTCATAACGATAGGCTTGATCATCACTATGTGATAACCATAGATTTTCATTATCAGCTTCTTGAAGTGTTTCACCACGCAAGAACTCAATACCATCATTGAACATTTTCTTGATGATAATATTATTCTTGTAACCATAAGCTATAGCTAGGTTTAGTAATTCACGTTTAGCTGACTCGCTGCCTTTGTAGAATGGTAAATCTTCCACTAGGTCAACATGTGATACTTCGCCACGAACAGCAGCAACATACTTAGCTAATTTCACATAGTTTCTATCACGGGTTAATAACCCTTTGAAAGACTCACCAGCTTCTTCAACCAACTTAATTGCACTGTACATTTGAGCTTCGGTAATCTCATAAGTATCTTCAATGAAAGCATAAGTAGCTGCTACTTTTATGGCTTTAAAGTAACGGTGAGATAACTCAGCCTTACGAATTTCATCATGCTCTAACAGCTCATGTGCACGGCGCTCACAATCTATTTTATATTCTAAGTAGATTAGTGTTACAGCTTCACTTACTTCTATCTCACGATTAAAGTTTATGATGTCAGCTAGGTTAGTGAACTGTTCGTTAAGCTCTTCTAAGAATGCTGTACTGGTGTTGTTACGCATCTGCTTCAATAACTGCATAGGCGTTAATTCTAGGTTCTTTGGATTATCTTTAACATAACCAAAAATACAACGTCTAGCGTACCCGGTGTCTAACATAGAATAAAATTCTTCTTCTGTCTTACCACCATTAAGCAACTTAGATGCAGTACCAAACAACATCATGTTAGTAGGTGTACGACCATCAATTTCAGCACCACGAATATTTTCTTTAGTATTCTTGGTTAGCTTCTGTTTGATTTTACCTACATCGTATAATTCAAGGAATGCGGTAAGTACATCTACGTTACCTAGAAGATTTGAACCAATTTCATCAATCTCCATGTTCACAGAACCAGCATTAGCCATTAGTAGTTTGTGGCGCATCTGTTTAACTGCTGCGGTCGTTGCACTATCAAATGAGAATGCGAGTTCACCTGCTGTGTAAAACTCTTCCTGAACACGCGCAAGAGCCGTATCAGTATCCAAGTCATCTTTCAAGGCACGCTTGTTAGCTAAATGGATTAGATTTTTCTCAGCTAATACAGGAAAGGTTTCTTCCATGAATTTATCACGGAAACCTTTTAGAACTGACTCTTCCATAATATTTGTAGATAAGCCTTTACCTGTACCTGACGGTGCTAGGTTAATGGCATAAATATTAATAGGTAGTACACCTCTATCAATAGTTTTAACCGTGGCTCGCATTGAAGAAGCCACCTTACCAAAGTAATAAGCTACCAAAACACGGAAGAATTGCGGACATTCACTTTGTGTCTTTTCACACATGATGTCTACTAATCCCTCTGATATGGAATTATGCTCAACCGTTTCTAAATCTAACATTAGTTCTCCTGTTTATTAGTTTCATTTTTCCAAACACGGCGGTACGCAGTTACAGATTTATTTAAACCAAACGTGGCATTTAAGTAGATTGTTAATTCTAGCTGCGTAACTCTATGCTTTGGGAGACAAACTTTGTTTAAAGCAAATCTTCTTTTTATGTACTCTACTTGGGAATCTGTAAAAGGAGTCGTATCATACACTTTTCTTTTGCTTGGTTTTACTGATCGTGTAACCAGTACTTCGGTAACAGGATGCTTTTTTCTTTTAAAAAAGAACAGAACGTAAACCAGTGCAACACTGCATACGAATAAAATAATATTTAAAATGTTCATAATTTTTCCAAATAAAAAGACCAACAAAACTGCTGGTCTTTAATTAAATTAAACTAGAATACCTAAGGTCATGTATTCATCTTTTTGTTTACAAGCAGAGAAACCATCACAATAGGCGCAAGCTCTCACTTTACCTAACTCTTCTACGACGATACCTTTGCCTTTATCGTTCTTCCATTGTTCGGCTTCTACACCAGAATTAAAGTTTTTAGTTGAACGCCCACCTACCTTAAGAGGGTCAGCATAGTATTTATACTTAGCGTCATCCTGCCATAAATCTTCCTGAGTGCATCGAGGTATTTCAGATTCAGGTAAATCTTTATACTTCTCAATATCAGCTAATTTATTTTTAATCCAAGCTTCTGTTTCTTCATAAGACAGTAGTTCTATTGTCTGAGATTCCACAGCAGCTTTAGGGTAGTTAGGACCAGCCATAATCGGGTTACGTTTCCAGTCAGTAAAGATATACTGAATAGTCATAACGTCCTGAGTGATTATTTCTGGGTCAAGCCAACGATAGATACTACCTTGTAAGCGGTACTCGTTTTCCTTAGTATTTTTCTCGTACGTGTAAGTACCAGTGGTTTTGAAATCTTCCACTCGACCTTCAGCACAGAAATCATACTCACCTGATATAGTCACACCATCAATTACTTTTTTGGTACGACGCTCTGTAAATACATACGCTTTATCAGGGTTGGCTTTGCGTTCTTCAACAGTTGGATTAACCAATACACTATCAATAACTGCCTTGGAATAACCCATGTTAGCTAATGATTCTTTGTAGTTGTTAACCCAAGCACTCTCTATCGAGTCGTGAACCGCTGTGCCTATAGATGATGCAACATTGTTGATTACATCTCCCATACGTTCAGCGTCAGGTACACGACCAGCTAGGATGATTTTCTTTAATGGTTTGATAAGCCCTGTAGCACTAATGACAGTATCGTCATGATCGTACGTGTCTGTTGCTAACCATAATGCAACAGATAGGTCTACTTCCTTCTCGTTGTATAGCATTTACGCCCCTTTACTTTCGCTTACTAAATGTAAGCTTACTTTTGGTTTTAGGCGTGGTAATTACATCTACTTCAACCACACCGCTTTGGATAAAGTATTTATGAATAAGGGTAGCAATCATACGTGCACCGATAGTGCTCTTTTCATGCTGCTGTGCAATGACTGGTTTAATGGCATTAATAACATCATCACGATTTTCTGTGTCACCATACATTTCCATGTATTGATCAAGCAATTCAGAGTTTTCAAGGATCTCGAAAAGCATATCTAATGTGACTGGATTAGTTTCATACAGTAAACCAACACGACCAAGGAACTCGGTTTTAACACCTAGCTCATGTAAACGATTAGTAGTGATATTAGCTTCACCATTAAATGCACCTGCGAATACGAACAAAACGTTCTCTACGTTGATCTCAGGGTATTTACCATATTCACCCATAACTTCTGCCGTGCCTGATTCAATAACCTTTAGAAACTCATTCTGAACGCCTAATGTAGTTTCAGCAGCACCACCGGCTAATGTGTTAGCGGCTAAGAATAATTTATCGAACTCATCTACGAAACATACAACAGGCATACCCTGGTACTGAGCTAACTTAGCCATAGATTTAGACAGGCTGTTACCACTAGTACCTTCTTTAGTAAGAGTAGCTGCATTGATTTCTACAAATGGGATGCTCATGTTGTCACAGAATGTTTGCACTGTGTAAGTCTTGCCTGTGCCACTAGCACCAGTAAGAATAAAATGAGGACGAATAGTGCCGTGGCTTCCACTAAAAATACGGAAGATATTAGCAAGAGAATCTTCTAAATGCTCTTGGGTAGTTACTTTTAACATAGGTGATTACCTCTTAGTTCTAAATAAAAAAAGCCATTAGATAATTACATCTAATGGCTTACAAAATTTGAGTGGTTCGTATCGTGAACCAGCCGGTTGTTTTTAGTCTATTGCTTAGACCTGTTTAATGGTGTGACAGCCTAGAGTACATTAACTGGTAAGTAGTAAACCATTGTAAACTTGAGTCTAGGATTTAGTGACAACTCATATCTATTCAAAAATATCTGAAGAAAAAATATCTAATATTTCAAATCTAACATCTCAAATCTAAATGCTGACAGCTAACGAGGAATTTAAGCTTCCCTCAAAGCGATGCGTGACTTTTGCTCTACCAATTGAGCTAATGGGGTATGCACCCCATACATGAATCGAACATGTAACCGAAAGTTCCCTAGCATTTCATTTATCAGAATGAATGATTAGTACTCCTAACCTTTATTTAGCCACATGGTTTGAGGTAGTAAAGTGTGGTACTGCTTTTCTTAATGTTCGTCACAACATTAAACCAACTAAAATTAACTCGCTTCTGCTGCAACACCTATAGTGATAGTAGCATTAGCAATATTAAGTTTAGTATCCAATTCATCGCATAACTCAGTATACTTCGCAGCTTCACGTTCATGCATTAGACGAATACTTAACGGGTCATGGATAATAGCTTTATTAGCTTTTTCCAGACGGTTACGAGTTTGCTCTTCTAATTCTAGTACATCAGCTGTAGCCATAGAATCTGTTTTGTTACGTAAAGTAACGTGCTGAATCTCTTCTTCTAAAGCAGTGTTAGATTCTAAGATACGGCGCTCCATGTTCACAGCCTGAGTATGGATGGTTCGTACAAAATCTTTCTGCCATTCGAGATTGTTACGCATTTCAATTGCAACAACCAAACTAACTTTCTCACCATTTAAAGTGATAGTGTTTTGGAGATTAGCGGTGTTTATGTCACCAACTAATTTAAAGTATTCTTTTTGCAAATCATTGTAAGTTTGCA